ATACGCGCAATCTCAGGAGCGTATGCCTCATCATTAAGATTATTGAAGACGTTATCTAGTCCTTTATTTGTAATCTTAGCTTCAAGAGCTTCTCTTGTTTTAATAGCTAATTCCAATTCCTTTTGAACTGCATCACGTAGTTGAACAAGCCCACCCTCACGTTTACCAGTCTCTTGGTTTAGCCTACCTAAAATACGATCAGAACTTTGAGCCATTGCATCATCGACCAATCCATTAGGTAGAAGCTCTCTTAATTGATCAATAATAGAATCAGTAATTACAATGTCTACTTTTTGCGATTCAAAATACGGAACATTAGCCTCAAGATCATCACTTAAATCTTTAGCTCTATCTTTAGATTGTAAACGTTTATTGCCACGTTGTTGCTCTTGTTCAGCTGCTTTCTCAATGAGTTCATTAATGTTTCCAACTAGCGACAACATTCCAGTTATTGTGTCATTCCTACGATTTCTAGCGAAGTTAATAGTTGCTTGAGTATTGTTACGACCATTAACAGGTTGAGTTGCCATCGAACCCCAGTTCCCATTATAAACACCATCTTTGTTTACCATTGGGAGAATTGGACGAGCCGCATCCGCAATAGTATCTCCAGCAAGAATTGCTCGGTTAGGAGCGCTTTGTCTGAATTGAGATGTTTGTTGATTTTCTTTGGTATTGATAAGGATGGTGTTGAATAGTTGGATGAGGTATGCATCAGATGGGGCTATGCGAGTGCCTTCATAGTCTTCTCTTTCGCTTAATACAGCATCCAACATTGCTATATTAATCTTACCTTTAAGGTTTGTTCCCTCTGCTCTAGCTTGAACAACAAGTGCATTGAGATCATTAAATAATTTTGACCTAGTTAAATTGCCAGTAACCTCATCAGATTCTTTTACGTCTTTATCCAAGCCAAGATTCGGCTTCTCTTCTTCTAATTCTTTAAGATCACTTCTGTTTCCGTAATCTTGAGCAGTCTCTTCATACTTGCGATTTACCTCAACAACTGAATCAATAACTGCTTTAATTGTGTTATCAGGAAGAGTGGTATTACCAATATCCAATGAACCCATTTTAACGGAATCATAGATTTCTTTCAGCTTAGGATTATTCATCATCTCTACAAAGAGAACAATGTCATCAACCAGCGTAAACTCTCCACCTTCATATCCAATAGCAGCAGAATCTATTACAGAACTATTAACCTTAGCATATTCAAGAGTCTCACCAGATTCTCTTAAGGATTCCTTAAGCACTTTAGCCCGACTAAAAGCAAGACCAACTGCATCCATCTGAGGCTTCATGTTAATCAAATGCGATGCATACAAATCAACCATAGCCTCGTCAGTTGAACCATAAAGTTTCAACACTTCTTCTTTAGCGTATTCCAATAATAAATCTCTATCATTATTAAATGAACGAGATGATTCAGCATACATCAAATGTGGATTTAATATGCTACGAACATCTTCAGCAAATTCCTTGATTGCCGCAGCATTATCGGGAATCTTAGCATGCTCAATCATTGCCTGTGTATAAGCTCTGTAAGCATCTTCTCTTGACGTATCATTGTTATATGTTTGAGGAGCGTATAAGAAACCGGGCTTGCCGTTACGACTTGGGAAATACCTCAAACCAATTTCATTTCCACTAGCATCCTTAACCATTTTATTAGGAGAATAAATAAGAGTATCCCTAATAGTGTTTTGAAGAAGCAAACTAAGACCTTTATCGCTTGAAATGTATAACTGCTCAGCGTCACGAAGAGAAGAAGCGTAGAATAAAGCCGCGCCACTTGGTTTATTTTTATCTTCAATTAACGCCAAAACAATTTGTTCGACCTCATCAGCATTACTAAATATGTTTGGCTTATCCTCAGAAGTCGCAAAGATATCTTGCTTATCTTTATCCATAAAGGCTTTTTGAATTGCCGCAACGGATTTGTTTGACTTAAGATTTTCTTTTACAGCTACAAGAGAATCATCTTTTGTGGATTTTTCATGAAATGCCGTAGCCTCAAAAATCAAACCAGCAATCCCATCCATCACAGTCTCCTCATTCTTAACACGAATAGAATCAATCAATGCTAATTCTTTATCAGTCTTAAACTGAATTAGGTCTATAAGGAACGTAAGTGGGTCTGTAGAAGCTCCGCCCTTGCCGTATGGAACAGAGTCCATAAACTCATTCATGTAGGCTAGGCGTGTATCCTTAGAGAAATTAGCATCATGGAATAATCCATCCATAGCCATGCCTACTACAGATCTAAAATCAGATGATGTTGGCTTGACTGTTGGAACATAATTCTCGTCCTGCATTTCAGCAGCAGTTGGCTCAAAATAAGCTGGGGCAAATACATTGAGGAAAGCATCCCTAAACCGACGTGCATTATCAATAGATACTCTAGCTGATTCTTTGTTCTTAAATTTAGGAATAGCCATGCCTAACTCCAAAATTGTAGTAGAGAACCATTGACGTTTCCAACGATTAGGATCATCCATGCGTTTCTTGAGATACTCCGCAGATTGATCTGAGAGAGCAGCGCTTTGCTCGCCCATGCCAAATTGTTGATTTGGACGACCATCTGTTTTATCGACAACTCCGAATGTTTCATTATCTGAGAAATTATATTGAGATAGATTATTAGTCCATTGCGTCATAGGAATTAATACCTCAACGCCATTCTCATCTATATCTTTCCTGTATTTCTGCTTAGCGCGACGCAGCGGTATGCTACGCATAAGTTCTAGTCCTGACTTTTCATCATAATACTTCTCACGCTTATCTACTTCAGGTAACGGATTACCTAATGAGTCGAAACCACCACTAACTTTTTCATAAACAATATTACCATCATCATCTAAAACATCTTCGAATATAACCTCACCATTAGGATCTGTTTCAAAAACTGGAACCTTTTTATATTGTAATGGGACTTTACCCATCTTTTCTAAATGATCATTTGACCATTCAGTTTTATTGTAAGCGTTCATTGCTTCAAAAGCCCAATGAGCAGAAACTTTATACTTCTTGCTTGCACCAGCAGCATATTTATAGTTGAACTCAACTTGTGAATCAGTAGCAGGATCGCCAGCATAATCGCGGAGATAAGAGAACCCTTTAGTGACTTTAAATCCAGCGTCTCTAGAAGAAGCAACCAACTCACGCATTTGGTTTTTATTCCAATTCTTATCAGTGTAAGCCGCGTAAGATGAACGAGTATAAGAAACTGTCTTAGCCAAGAGCCTAAACGCCCTGCTCATATTCTCAAAAGGATGAACTGTAATGTCGCCATCTTGACGATCAACTTGAATAAGATTCGTTGCAACCTCATTACCAATTTTATCACTCGGTGCTTTAGCTAATGTATCTGCTACGTGCTTGTGATAAAGAGCCATGTATTTATTGGCTTCATTTAATCTTGTTTGTAGAATAGGGCTAAGATGTCCTGCTAAAGTTGTATGGTTATCTCCATAGGTCATTTGAGCATTATCAACAGTCTCTTGAATTTGACGCATCCAATGAGTGATTCGATCCAAAGCTCCAAATAAAGTTGATTGATCAAAGCCTTCTTCAATTCCAAATTCAGGAATGTAATCAACATCAACATTAGTTACAGGATTGTTCCCCTCAAAGAACATTGTTCCTTCTGATGCTGTATAAGCACTAACGCCAATCATTGCTTTAAGATCTTTAGTAAGAGTCTTATCAGTAAGCTTCCAATTAGATAGATTAGTTAAAGCAGCATTTGGCATTGATGGAAATTGAATCATGGCTTTAGGGCCATCACTATCATCAAAGGTAAAATTAAAACCACCAGTTTTACGTAAGTCTTTAACTGAATCAGTATTGAGAGTTAATCCTTTACCAGAAATCTGTATCAAATCTCTGGCGAATGTTCTCCCAATAGCCGCAGCATTATTACGAATCATCGTATCATATGGATTAACTTCATTGTTAACTTGACCAGTAACAATCCAATCCATAGGAATTTTGTGCTCAGCCTTCCTCACTCCAAATTCATCTCTTTGACCATAAGTTGATTGGACGCTATAGCTCTTTTCAGTTGAGATATAATCATAACCAAAAACATTCAATCCGACGGCAGTTTCAGGCAACTCTTCGCTTTGAATCGGCGGGATGTTAATACCACCCTCTGGACGATTCTCTTCCATCCATTGAATATAAACCGTATCAATACTACCTTTAGGTAGGCTAAGATCGTTAAAACCTAAGCCATAACCTTGTGATTTAACTCCAAAGTCTCCAAGAGATCTACGGACAAAATTCTCTTGAATGTTATTAAATTCCTCAAGAGCTTTATTATATTCAACAAGATTCTGAAAATCACTATCGACATTAGATTCAAGCGTAGAAATTGCTCCTTCTTCTTGAACAAGATCTATAGCTGTATTGATAATGTCATCAATATTATTTAAGTCGGATTCTTTGGTAGCTAGAAGCTTGTTGTAAGTCTCTGGACTATAAAGCTGCCCAAGTGTGCCAGAATCAACATTGACCTCGTAGGCTTCTTTGCCAATGGCTGTATCACCAATTCTTGATTTCAACAAAGCATATTCCATCAATCCATTTAACCATTGATCAAATGATTGAGGACCAAGCGTTCCAGTATCTACATAACGACTAATGTCAACTCTGCCAGAACTAAGATCTAATGGAGCGTATCCAATTTTCTCAGCTATATCAAAAGCATTATTCTGTGATGCAATAGAATCGGGATTTTCTGTAATTACTTTAATTGCGTTTAAGACGGACAAATCTAATTGCCTAGATGCCGTGTCGAATTTCTCAAGTGAAGCATCACGTCGATTTTGAAGCTGGGTAATATAGGTTTTAACCTCTTCATTGTAATCCTTATATTTAGCTCTCTCCCTAAAGAACGCTTTTAAGTTATTTACATTCTCAAGAATAAAATTACGTCTTCTATCATCGCTAATAGAACCTTGTTTATCTTCTCCTCTAAGATTAGATTCAATACTTGCAGATGTAACATTGAACATATCAAGCACATTGCCAACACGATAACGTGCAGCCTCAAGTGCTCTATTAGCCATGACTAACTGCAACTGTGTAAGCCTTACGGAAGACTCACCACGACCTTTAGAAAATTCTGAAGTGTTTGATAGGGCGGTATCTTTAATGCCTTCTTTTGTAGTTGAATCAGAAACTGGATTAGCATTGAGAACACTAAGCGCTTCATCAATCTTCTTAATATCAACATTAGGACGATATTGTTCAATCAAACTCCTAGCTGTATCACTAAGCTTCAAAGTGCCAGCAATGTAATCAACTTCAATTAACTCCTCAATTGTAGCATTAGCAAAGATTCTATCACGACCACTTACGAAAGATTTCAATTGATTGATTGCATCCGAACTATCTGTCGAGAAAACTGCCGCAGCAATATCCTTAGTGGCTGAAGCTTTGAATTGTTCATATTCAAATATTGCATTATTTAATGCCTTATCCGCAATCATATCTACGTCGCCACGCAAACCAGCTTTACTTGTAGCGCTTTCAACGCGTTGGAAAAGCTGTTGCATCTCAGGAGATAATTGACCCATTAATTGGCGAGTAAAGAGCATGTTGTTCATCTTGCGCATATATCTATGCAGCAATTCCATAACTGTTTTAAGTCCTTTAAAGATGCCTGTCTTAGCCTTGCTTGAAGCGACATCTTGATTGAGCGCAGCAACTAAGCTTTTAGCATCATCAATCTGCATCTCAGTGAATGAACCAGAAGTGACTAGCTGACTAACCTTCCTAATTACCTCATGGAAGACTACAATCTTTTGATCATCGGTAAGTGCATCAATAGCAACGCCATCAAAGCGTTCAGCAGCAGTCTTCTCGTAGATACGGCGGATAGACTCAGCACGTCCTGAAGCCTGTGCAGCTTCATTAGCAGCAGCAATAAGTTTATCTCTATCTCCCTCTAAATTGAACTCACTCAATAGTGCCATATGAATGCTTTCCTCATCTACCCACTTAGCAAACATCCGAGCTACATCAGTAGCGACAAGCATATTATAAGTTCTATCTTGCCCAATTTTATATCCATCAAAAATCTGACGAAGCTCAGAAAGCATCTTAGCTTGATCTACAGAAATAGTAATCTTTGTAGAAGTCTTATTTGGTTTAGCCCGCCTAACGATAGGTTTATCGTATTTACCAACTGGTATTAACTCACCATCTAAGCCTTTATAAAACACACCAGCAACTGCTACGCCAGCATCATTTTTAGGAGCTAAATTAAATTTGATCTGGTTCCCATCAGCATCCATTTCAACAGGGGGACCAGTGTATTTTGTCTTACCAGTATCTACATTTTGATTGTCTTCTGTAACCTCTTCTAAAGTAGTAGTAAAATATGAATCACCATTGAGGCTTTTATATTGAATCTCTTCTATATCAAAGTTTGGTGCAATTACAGCAAAAACTGATTTAAGGATGGCTTTAAATTCTTTCTCGCTAACATTGCCATCAGCAAGAAGCATCTTAGGTAAATCACCTTTAATTTTATCTGCAATTTCTACTAAGCGATTATTGTTCCATTGGTTGCCAAGCTGATAAAGCTTAGTTGCTGATTTACGCCCAACAGCTGCATCAAGGGTATCCTCTAGGTTAATCTCTTTGAATACATAGTTACGCCCTACAATACCAGCTAGGACTAGCACACGATTTGAATCTATGCCATTGTCAGTGCCAATAGACACTACAGTGCCAATGGTAACATCTAATGTCTTACCTGCTGCGGGGATGTAAGAATAACTTTTAATACCATTAGTATTATTAAATTCCCATCTACCACCCATCGAATCAACATACTTAGGATCTTCAATCTCTTTAACACTAACTACGTAAGAAGGAACTCCTGATTCATTTATAACAGGGCGTTGACTGCTTTGTCCAACATTAGGAATTGCAGTAGTATCGTCAGGATATAAATCAGAAATTACTTCTTCAAGATCATTACCGAATTCTATTCTATCTTCTGGAGAAAGATCTAATTTAGCAAGTTCTTCAATTGCTTTTTTTGTAGCTTCTTTTTTAGTTGATCCCTTTTCTTGAAGATCACTAAGTGTATCAATTAAATCGTTTATTGCTTCTATACCAGTCTTAGTAGGACTAAGTGGAGCTTGATTAAATGGCACATCATCCGTCTTTGCAGTTTCGCCTTGCTCTTTGAATTTTTTCTTCTCTTCAAGTCTAGCTGCTATTTTAGCTTTTAATTTTTCAGCCGCTGTGGGCGGTTCTACTTCATTCCTTTCATTTTGCCTTTTGTCATTGGCTTCATTGCTGGCTTCATCATTGGCTTTGCTACTTTTACTTTCGGTTTGCTTTTTGGTTTCATAATTTTCATTTGTTTGTTGAGATCCTTTTAGCCAATCATTGTATTGGGTTTCTACGCCATTGATATACTCAGCCATAGCTGAATCTTTGGGATACGTCTTTTGAACGTAATCAATAAATGCTTTGACGTATTTTTTAAATGTTTCAAATCCTGATGTCTTGCCGTCCATCTTACCTTCAATTAAGGCACGAACAAGCTCCTCCATCTTCCACCTTGGGTTTTTAATATCCTTATAACCCGGATATTCTTTTTCCATGAATGCCTCTAGTTCAGGATCATAATCAGGACTGTTCTTATCGGTAACTTTAATAACTTTTTCAAAGAGAGCTTTTCCTTCATCAGTCTTTCTGAACTCTTGTTCAGCAATGTGAAGCATTTCATGCTTAACTGTTTTCTTTATTAATCCTTCATTCTTAGTTGCTTGAGTGGCATGTATGACAATAACTTTACGCCCCGATTTGTTAATATTTGCAATGCCATTAAAATTATTATCGGTAACATTAGAAACAGTCTCAGTAGTCTCCTCCATTGCATCTAAAGCTTCTTTAGCATTAGTCACGACGACCACATCAATACCAGCATCGGTAGCTACTTTAGAAGCAGCAGTAACCATAGCTCTGACTTTAGGATCTTTGATACGCTCGGAACCTTCAAGCTTACCTGCTACAGGAGCAGTAGTTGTTTGAGTAGTTGTAGATTGATTGTATTTATTCGCCATTTCATTGGCTGACTTTAAAGCTTGAGCGTTATCGCTCATTTCAATCATTGTGTCGCCAGCTGGAGTTGTGACCTTATATTTGCCATTAGCAATTTTAGTTACAGTTGCAGGAGAAGGAGCAGTTGCTGGACTTACAGAATCAACTGTAAGCTGAGCAATGGGCACACTTCTTGTAGCCTCTCCAACTTTAATCTCAACCATCTGCGTTCCTTGAACAATTGATTTGTATCCTAGAAACTCAGCTGGATAACTCTTACCTTCCTTATCAGTATAGGTTACTGGTGTTTTACTTGCTACCCCTTGAGTAGGAAGTGCAACTTTTGGGCGTTGTGCCTGCTCAGCATTGCCAGCGTCTGGAGTTTGGCGATTGCCGTCTCCTTGGGGTATTCCATTATCTCCAGTATCTTTTTGCTGGGTAATGGGCTTTTGCTGATTATTTGCATTGCTTCCTGTATCTTGTTTTGTGGTCCACTCATTATCTATATTATTTTGTTGTCTAGAAATTGTATCATCGAAAGATTTAATTTGATTTGAAAGCTTAGCCTGACCATTGCTTACAAGTAGCTCTTTGGCTTTAGTCGGACTAACATAGGAAACAGTTCCGTCTTTCTTTTCCACCATAGCGATAGCAGAAGTTTCGTTACCAATCCTAACTGGATAAAGCGTAGCTCCAGCAAATTCAGGATCTCCTGTAATTTTAATTCCTTTTTTATCAGGAGCTACCTCAAGATCTTTATTAAAGTTAGGATTCTCACCAAATACCGCTTGTAAGACTTGATTGCTACTTCCGGGTGCTTGACGGCTGAATCCCTTCATAGCCTCAGCAAGGGGCATCTTTGGCTCTTTATCGCCCTCTGCAACTGGCTCACTACCTTTAATCGCAGTCTCTAGGGCAGCTTGATTGCTAAGCAATGCCATACTGGTAAATGCTTTTGATTTCTCTGCAATAAGAGCAGGAGTAATTGGTCCTTCAAACGAAGAAACATATTCAGCTAAGTTTAATGCTTTTTTACTATTTGGATCAACATTAAGCGCAGTCCGTAATTCAGGAGTAAACGTCTTAGAAGTATCAGCGAGCATTTTCCATTGAGCTTCAATATTGGTCTTAGTTTCTTTTTTGAATTCAGCGCGAGCTTCTGGAGAAACAATTAATTTACCAATTTCCGCTCCAGAATTGATACTACCACCCATTGCACCACCAATAGCACCGAGGACACCAGCTTTAACATAGTCTGCAAAGTTATTAGAAATATTAGCCCATACGTTTTGATCTTCCCATTTCTTGGAATCATCAAGCATATAAGAAAATACATCATTCAAAGCCTCATCAGTCATCTCTTCTATACTTTCAGCAGCTACGTCAGCCGCCATGCCATATCCACGAAGACCAGCTTTCTTGGCTGATTCATTCATAGTTTCCTTAACGCCTTTAAAGATTGCTGAAGTAAGAGCTTTATCAGTAGAAAGTTCCTCAATAACTTCTCTAGTTGCTTCCATTCCAGCAGCACCATTAAAACGAGAAGCCATGTTTTTAACAAAGCTTTGTGACAATGAACCTTCAACGCCACTCATTAAACGCTCAGCACCCGGAGCTATGCGGTTAAATACTGATGTAGCAATAAGAGCAGAAGCACCACTGGCTAAACCCTCATTTAATGCTTGATTGTAAGCTTGATCTTGAGGAACACCAGATTCAATCAATCGGTTATACTCAGAACCAAAAGACAAACCAGTAGCTTGCATTGATCCAATATAAGCAGACGGATCTTTAATCATGCCTAAAGCATTACGATGAATAAAACTTTTTTGTGCAAGTTCATCAGCAGCACCTGCAATTTTCTTTTCAGAAGCAGCTGTAATTTTAGATAGACGTTCAGCAAGTCCTGTTCCTTTTAATTCAGAAACACCCTTAAGACCTAATCCACCACCAACAAGAGAACCAGCAATACCACCAATAGTTCCTCCTACATCACCACCTACAGCCTCACCTATAGCCTCACCACCATATCCACCCAGAACTCCACCAGCTGCCGTGCCAGCAGCCTTAGCAGCAGCTATAGACATAGACTTCATTAGTCCAACTTTACCAGCCCCAATAAGACCAGCTTTAATAATAGAGCCAGTTCCAAAAGTAGCCATCATGTTTGTAATCTGACCACCTACATTATAAAGATCTTTATTAGTAATACCCAATGCTATTTCACTTTCATTCATTAGGCCTTTAGAAGCCATATCTGTAAATGCTTGGGAATCACCAGCAAAACTTGTAGCAAATTCTTTTAGGTCATCATTACCACTAACAGCGCCAGCTAAAGTCATAATACCAGCACCTGTTGCACGACCTGCTGACCAGAATTCATTACTAAGCTTATCACCCCAACTGTAATTATCCTTGTTGAATACTTCAGCATTTTGTTCAGCAAAGTCAAAGACATCTCCTTTACCTTCTGACATGAACCTTTCAAACTTAGATTGTAAGTCTTGACGATCCATTCCAACTGCTTCTTTTATTCTACCACCAGCATCACGCAAAATTGGAGTTAATGGACCAAGACCAACTGCAGGGGAAAGAGCACTTCCTGACATATTAGTAGGCAAGAATGATACAGAAGAAGCTTCTGCGGCTGCTGCTTCTGAAACATACTGACCACCAACCTCATTAAATTTACTTCTATAATCTAGAAGCATCAATTTTTTATCTGACGATGAAATATCTAAAGCATTAATAGCTTCTTTCATTTTAGTGATTTCACCAATACGTTCAGGATTCAATAAATAAACTCCACCTTTTTTAATGATATAATTCTCACCAAAGCTTTCCTTAGTGACTTCTGATAGTTCCTTGCGATTATCAAATTGTTCCTTTAATGCTTTATTATCAGAACTAATTCTTGCTGGATCTCCTTCTTTCAATCCAAGTTCTTCATTCTTAAGCTGAACATATTTATCAAAACTCCAATCCGATTTACCCTCTTCTTGAAGTGAATCATTAGATTTCTTAAGCTTATCGTAGTCCTCTAAAGGATCTACTATTTTACGTTTATTATAAAGCTCGCCAGTCCATGATTCTACGCGGCGTTGACCATCAAATTCATCTGTATAAACACCACCAGTAGGAGAATCTGCTGCGGCATCAAACATTGATTTAGTTCTCTTTAGATAATCATTTCCTTGATTGGAGACATTACCATCTGGAGTAAAAATATTGATCTCTTGCTTCTCACCCTTTTCATTTACAATTTCTACTTTCTTTGCTTTGTCAGCTTCTAGAGCTTTATAATGTGCATTGAATGCAACATCTACTAATTCACTTTTACGTTTCTCAGGTGTAGCATTAGCCCACTCATCAAACAACATAATGTTGCGTGGATCTGTCAGATCACCAATAGGTTTTTCAGTCTGTGCATTTAGATCCTCTAAGGAACCTCCAAATATCGCATCAAGGTCAAATGGCATTAGTGTGTTAGTTAAATTTGTTTTAAAAGATTATCTTGGGATCATTGAACCAGAAGATTCAGCAGGAGCTATAAAATCAGTTGATTTTGTCTGCTTAGCTAATTGATCTAATTGATATTTAATTCTAGGCTTGGTTTCACTGGTTGCAGTTACAAGTTGGTCTTGTAAGAATTTTAAATAATCCTCTCTTGATTTAGCATCTTGAAGTTCAATCTTCATTTCTAGTTCAAGTTTTTGTCTTTCGCCCTCGTTTGTTGAATTAATAATATCAACACCCTTCTTGCGAATATTCATTTCTTTAGCACGAACATCAAGATTATCTTTATCAATCTTCATGAGACGTTCTACATCCGCCATATTTTTATCGTATGCACCTTTCATCCCGCCAGCAACTACAGACAATTCAGAAAGCAATCTTTCCACTTCAATTTTAGCTTCAGGATCTCCAAGATTAGATTTCTTAGTTAGCTCTTTAAGAAGGTTTAGTTTTTCATTTACTTGAACTCTATTTGTTTCGCTAGATGCGCTTGCACCTCTATATTCAGTAATATCTTTTGCTGCCTTTTGAAGTCCATTTAATCGAGCTTCCACTTCTTCAGGTTTAAATTTAGATACAATATTTTTTTCCGCTTCATCAATAGAAGCTTCAAATTCTTCATCAGTCCCTTTCCAGTTCAGAGTGATACCTTCTTTGGCTAAAGAATTTAAAAGCGGTGCATTACGAGCCATTTTATAATCATAAGTCTGTTCTAAATTAGATCCAGTAGATAAAGATGCTGCCATATCAAGCAATGCAGGACCATACGTTTCTATAGGATTATAAGTTTCATTACCCATTAACCTTAGATCTGACATTACATCAGAAAAGTTCTTTTGAGTTTCGCCATCTAATTTAGATACACGAAGCAATCTTGCTACTTCTCCAGCATCTTTTATTTTACCTGAAGCTAAAGCAGTATCAAATGCTTGTCTTTGAGCAGTTGCAGCTTTAAATGTATTATCCATTTGTAACAAAGCCGTTTCTTCCGCCTTATCTTGATTTGCCATATCAAAATCAATTTTGTTTTCTGCATACGCAGTTTGTTTGTTTTCAACTCTGCGTTTGTTATATTCACTTTGAGCACGACTACCAATATCTACGTTTCCAAACATTTGCATAGCATCTGGATTTCGCAAAAGATTAGGATTCTCTTTAATATATTGATTGTTATTTTTAACTCTATCTTCTTCTGGTTGATCAGCTTGAGTCATTAAGAATCCAACATAATCATCTGTTTCAGCTTGTTTTTTAAATCGTTGATCTTCTTGAAAGATTGTTTGGCGGCGAGCCATATCTGCCGAATTTACTTCGGACTGTAACTTCTGCATTTGCAATAAGTTAAGCTGTCCACTCATTGTTCCTAAGTTAGCAGCTGCTCTTGTGTTAACGTCTTCAGTGAATTGCCCCGATGATACGGTTGGCAGGTCATAGCGATCTCTTTCTGTAATGTATGTGTCAGCCATTATATTAAAATTGCATCCAATAAGACATGGATTGTGATTGATTATCTATTGCGGTCTTTCTTTCTGCTTTTGCTTTTTGATTTCGAGCAGCAATTTCCATACTACGTTTAGCCGCAGCATTACGTGCATTGCGAGCATTAGCATTATATTTGTCTTTTGATTCTTTTGTATTAACATCAAAGGCAGCATTATCTAAATATTTAAAATTATTCAATCTCTCTTGAGCTTGTTGAGCTTCTACACCTGTTCCCTTAGCTAATATCTCATCATTGATTTTATTCAATGAAGCTGTAGCTTTTGCTTTTTCGAGCGGTGTGCTATTTGGATTTAATATCTGTTGTTTGAATATATCAATATTTTGCTTCGTTGATTCAGATGCTAACATCTTATCATTAAAGTCTTTTTGACTTTGGTCAAAAGCAGCTTGATCTAAAGTGTCTGAGGCTCCTTTTTTAATTGCAGCTTCGGAGAATTTAGGATCATTGGGATTGTAATTAGGATCTCGACTATCGAGTGCTCCTCTAGCCCTAGCTTCGTCTAAGATTCTTTTATTATTATCTGAAATTCTATTATCCGCAACTTTAGCAGGAGGTTCCGCACTATTAACTGCTTCAGTTGAATTAATAATATTTTCTAAAGATGCTTTAGTGGCTCCTTTAATAGCCATCCCTTTTTCCATGAATTCATCTTTACCCATAGCACCAGAAGCATATTGCTCTTTAAGCTGATCAGCATCACTACGACGTTGCTTGGAATCTTGGAATCTTTCAAACTCTTTAGTCTTAGTTCCAAATGCTCCTTGTTTCTCAAGCTCTGCTCTTTTTGCATTCTCTTGATCTACCGATGGCAAGTTGTATGGATTGTAACTTGATGCACCAGATAACGCATCACGCGTAGATTGCTCTGTAGTGCCACTAGGAGCTGGAGGACCAACGAATGGCACACTACTATCTGCTGCGGCAGAAGGAGCGGCAGAAGCAACACCATCATCGACACCGCCAGCAGGTGCTTTACCGTTATTCAATCCACTACCCGCAGCACCAGATCTTAAACCACCACCAGCCGCTCCATTACCTAGTCCTGAACCTGCTGCACCAGATGTTAATCCAGAGCCAGCTGCACCACTTCCAAGCCCACCTTTAGGAGGAGCACTGGCAACAGTATTATTAGTTGCTACATTACTTGCTGCTGGTTGTTGTGCATTAGCTTGTTCTTGGGGTGCAACTCCAGCTGGACGTAGATTAGCTGCATCATTAGTATTACGGAACACACGAGCTTCTGCATTTCTGTTAAGTTGTTCAGAACTAGGAATAGCAGATGTAACACCACCTGCTGCGGTATTCCATTCAGTCCATGCTTTTATGTCTCCACTTCTAAGGGCATTTCTAGCATTCTTTTGAGCCTGTCTAATGACATTCTTTTCTCCTTGGATGCGGCGACGATCTTCGTCTCTAGATTGACTTCCAGCCATACCAGAAATAGCCCGACCTGTCTCATCGTATCCCGCTCTACCTGCTCTGTTATCAAATGCTCCCATGTCTTTAGTCTGGCTAAAATATTACATAAATTGTTTTGGCTTACGTTTCAAGGAAGAATCCATTCCAATGTAGTATTTCTTTCTACCAGAGGATTGTTTCTCACTTGCCGTCATAAATTGAAAGAACTCAGCCCATTTAGATTGAGCTAGATTTTCATCGGATACGTTCTCATAACATACTGCTTGAATGGCGATCTTTAAAGCTGAAATACTTTGAATAGGAATCAAATCATTATCATCCAATAGTGGAGCTTCCTTTTTCATTAAAGCATAAAAAGGAGCATGTTCTGGTTGGAAATTACGAGGACAACGATAACGTCTAATCTCAGTGCCATCGCCCTGAAGGATTGTTCCAAGATCAATGAAATCATGATCTCCTGAGTTAATACCATCTTTATAAAGAGACACTTGATCTACAATTGACCAACCACGACTCTTGTTTCGAAAGCCAATAGCACCCGCATAAAGAGCCTCATCAAACTCACAATACCACTCATTGTTATCTGAACTAGCAATAAAATCAGACTCTAAAAGTTCAACTTCAATAGTAGTTCCGGGGTATCTGCCTAGTTCAAAAATGCGGTCTACAGCCTCTTGGATTACGTCTTCAATTTCAACACCTGTTGTAATTAAAGGACCAAAGCGTGTTACGGCTTCACTTAATGTAATAGTCTTAGACATCTTAGGTGCATGATACAATTATCTTTAAAAAACTCAAGCATTTAACATGAATTAAATAAAGACTAAAATCATTCATCAATTACTTCCATACCAGATGGAATAGTCGTTACACGAACAGTATAAGAACGAGTAACCGCTCCTGTAACATCATTTGTTGTAGATGAACGACTAATGCTCATTTGAGCAGAACGATTTGCTGTATCTGTATTTAACCAACGTTGATAAAGCATCTCCATGATTCCATAAGTAATCTTCCTCCAGTCACCTGTAGTTGCGTGTGCTTCAACATTGGTAACCTCTTGAAGGATTCCAAGCACCTTAATTGTATGCGTTCCAGTGCCTGTATTAGTGCTTACAACAGCATTGCCATTATTAGTAAGCGAAAGCGTAAGAGTAGTTGGAGTAGGAACACTAACCACAAAGTAATCAGTTGCGGTAAACGGAGCAGGAAGAGTCGTGCTACTTGACAAAGCTACCTTATCACCAACAAGCAAATTGTGAGTTGTTGACACAGTTACTATCGCACTAGTTCCCGTTACGGTGAAAGTCCCTACGGTTACGTCGGTGCTATCCACTGTAGGCAATGTGACTGCATTACTAGTAAGAGCGTAAGTGGGACCAAAGAATGAAACTGGGGCTGAAGAGTAAGGCATAAACGTTATTTAAATTAAGGTTGAAATATTTGTATATGATTAAATTCTAAATGAAAAGACTAAAAAGTAAAAACTAAATAATTGATTTTAATTAATCAGGAACTGGACGTATTCCTCCATATTGCCAATGACTACCAGAGGCTGGAACTGGAACTTCAATCCAATCAGTCCAGTTTCCACCATTTTCATATATTACATCAACATCCTGTATTAATTCTTCTTCAATAATAGTCATTTCGTATGCATCACCACCGCCATCATATTTCACTCCACTATATACTTCATTTGATTCATTGCCGCTCCATTCTTTCCTGTAAGTAGTATCACTTACAAAATCAGGTGCGCTGACATCAGTAATAAATAAATATGGATTATTTAAAAAATTAGAACTTTTGTTTGATGAAGAATAAGAATACAGATTTCTATCTGTTTTTCCACCTGCGGTTCGAGAACATGTAATTGTCTCGGTTGTGTATCCAGTATTAAATTCATTGTATGTAGATACGTTTACTTGATTATAAGATCCAGTTGGATATCCATTCTCACCACAATTAGGATCAGGTATATTTTGCGGATCAGCTATTAAAGTAGTAAGAGCAGCAGTATCAGTTTTCACTCTATAACGTGTCCGAGGCACTAAATTAATATTTCCACCTTTAAATCCAAAGGAATTATTAGCTACACTTTTAGATTCAACTAAAAGAACTTTAGAATCATTTAATGATTGAGAAATTTGCTCATTAGGTTCTGGTATTTCTTGCCATGTTATATTGCCTGTGTTATCAACTACTCTTAATTCTAATAAAGATATATATAAATTATACTCATCTGAATCAATCGGATAATCTTTGGATAATAACCATGTAGCTTTTAAAGTAGTTTCGTCAATTGTTTCAGTAAAAGTCTCTATAACTTCTTGATATGTATCTGGATCAGTAGTAACTAATGTTAAAGTAATTCGATAGATCATTCCATCTTTTGGACGCATAACTATATTAGCTGCAAAAATATCGTGATAACGATAAAAACCACCAAAACTTGGAGAGTTAGTATAATAGTTATCATAAGAGACTAAATCACGGGAAGCACGAGGACTATAATATGGTTTAGCTCCATTCATTAAATCATGCTTAATAGTGTAACTGTGATTAGGAAATGCGTCTAATCCAGATTGAAAGTTATCATAAGTAGCAAAAAACTCTTCCCTAGTATCTTGCTCAACTAATATCCCTGTGCACTCTTCAGATAGAACTTCTTGGTAGAATCCGTTAGCAAAAGAAATAGCTTGTTTACTTCCACCAAAAGAACTTGCCGTTCTTCCAGTTATTGCTGCTATTTTATTTCTCCTGCGAATCATTCGTATCTGAGCTTTAAATGTCCCATTTATAGTTGATGTATCCTCATCTATATTAGTTCCATAACCGCTAAGATAGTTACCTAAGTTCACCCTGAACCTTACTTTTGATCTACTATATCCATGGAAATCAGAGCTATCAGACAAATAAGATAATTCAAGTACACCATTTTGAAATGAATTATAATTTGAGTCAATTGATCTAGCGTTTAATATTTCATCTACCCATGTATTAATATTTCCAGTAGATAATGGATCACTTAATGCTATGTCTTCAACATTAGTGGCAATTAAAGTATAAACCGGATTTATATCTTCAATGCTTTTTGTTGAGCTATAAGAATCTACAGTGTAATTGTAATCAAGTTCGGCTTGAAATTGAGCGCCTGATCCTGTTTGAGTATTTACAATAATTACATTATTTACACTTAACCCAGCAGAACTAGTAGTGTATTGATATTCATTTTCAGTATGAATAACTAGGTTGTAAGTTTCATTTAAATATTGTTGATTTTGACTACTGTATATTTTACTACCCGTAGAAGTATAATCATATGTGCGATAAGCATATGGCGGGACATCTCCACAATGCACTTCATAATCATCAGGTTGAACAGGATGACTCCAGTAAGGTTGATAAGCACTCACTGAAGCCCCAGTTAAGGAAGCAGTTACAGTTATTCCACTTACACCATTAGCAAATGGGACAAAGAAAAATGGACGGAAAGGAGCATAATAATTCATATTCCAACCATTATCACCTAGTTCAGCCTTAAAGCCGATGCTAGGAGGAGTTAAATTCAAACTGTCCTGATAATTTGGCATTAGTAATTTTGTCTAATAAAAGCAAATTGTTTAGATATAGATACGTCACCAGCTATCGCTCCATTTGGAGATATATTACTTATATGTTCAGTTAAAGATAACGAACCACCACCTGTATTAAGGATTACAAATGAATCATCATTAATAGTTACCGAGCCTAAATAATAATAGGTATTTGCAGGTCTACTACCATCAATGCCCCATGGCGGAGTTGAATAAGTTGTATTTGATGCTCCTTTTACAATTTCAACTGAATTTGCCAGTGAGCTATCTGGATCAGAATTAAGAGTTATTTTTACAAAGAAATGTGTAGTGCTGGTTATGTCATGATAACTATCTATGTTAATAGGAAGCAATCCATTTACATCACCATACTCAATCCAATACCTAATTGATCCTTCAGCAGGTTCTGATGCAGGAACTGGTAAATGCGCTGGTTGATAATCAATTATACTTAAAGGTATTCGCTCTTTAATACCAACTTTAACTTTATTTACTATTGTTTCTGAAACAAATTTATCTTTTTTTCTTTCCACCATAACAAAGTTTTCAACTTTGAAATTTGGATCTAAATTCAATCCATAATTAGGAATACCATTTGGACTTGGTTTGATTCTTTCGAAATCTGGTTGTAATAATTTATTTGATGTAACACTTGGTTGGGAACTACTTAAAGCTTTTAATTTTTCTTCCATCGACATTTTATTATCTGACGGTCCAACTAAAGCACTATATACTGCATCAGTTACTTGTTTAAGCGTTTCGTTTATATAATCACTAGACATATTAATAAAAAATAATTTATGGAACAGTTACAGTATAAGTTTCTCGAACCCATTTTCCAAGTCTCCAAGGCTTAACTATAATATTAGAAACATATGTATCTCCTTTTATTAAAGGAATAGAGCTTACAGGTAAAGTTAAAGTTGCACTTCCACTTTTTTGAAAAGTAAAAGCTACAGTTGGATTTTCTATTATAAAAGCATCAGGAGTAGATCCTGTAGTAGAATATATATCTTTAACTATATTTGGATCATCACCCATGTTGTCTGGTGTCGCAGGAATGCTATCATGCTCAAATGGTCCAAATGTGCTAATAATAAGTTTATCATCTATATCATACGAATTATTATAATCATCGCTAAATTTCCTATTACCAATTCCATTCCAAACGACTTTACGAGCATCTGTAACAGAAAACCCGTTTATTTGAAGTATACCAATGACTGGTTTAAATACATGGACTGAAGCAATATCTACTAGTGGAGCTTCATGGAAATATTCTCTTTTCACACTCACTAATGCAGTTCCCCTAAGTCCGGGCTCAATATCAATAAATGGAGCCCCAGAGCAAGTTGCTTGTATTTTGCCAAAAGCGGTTATTCCCCATTCGTAATTCCTAGCCCTGATAATTGATATATTATTAACACCAGATGAATTCTCCTCTACGCTTTCACTAGTATCCCATACTACACCAACTTTTTTTAATTTAGCAGGAAGACTGATTTCAGTAGTTTCTTGCCATTCTTGAATGTCTGGAAGATCATTCATTTTATTGGCAATAACTATACTATGCCATTTATCTAAAGGTTGAACTTCAACTTGATTAATTATGCCTCCACTATTTCGGAGTTGATTGGCAAAGCTACTTGCTAAACTTGCATCAACAAGATGTTTACTGGTTTGAATGACTGCACTTGTTTCCCTGTCGTATTCCTCACCCTCTAATTTAGTGATTACATCTGGGTATCTTTCTGTGATTTTTACAGCTTTAGACATTCCAATAGGTGCGACTTTACTAGCTTTAACTCCAAATCCAGATTCAACTGAAGTTGCTTCATCAACATAAGATTCTTCAGTTTTATTTATTCCCCAAGTATCTGTAACTTCTCCAATCAATGGGGAAGTAGAAGTAATTATTTCCTCAGTATTTACTTCAATAGCCTTACCTGTATCATCTTTTTGTTGTATAATAGATGAAATTAAATTGCCACCCAACGGTGATGGGTCTGTTAAAGGATCAACCTCACGTCTTTTTTGAATTGTAGTAATTTGATTCGAAAACTTAGCTGGTGCAAGATTTGGAACTCCAGTTGATTTTGTCTTCCACTCAGGACCATCAAGCTTCTGGAATATCCAAAGAAGATCAGGAGTGTTTTTAATTGGCTCTACATCAACTAGCACGTAATTGGGGTAGAGAGCCGCATCCTTGGCTGATAGACCAATGTCTGCAATTGACGTTCCCCACGCCTTAGAAGGCCATTTACTTGCCAAATTAGTAGGCATCTTAACGCTTACTATATGGTGATTACTAGATGGGTTTTGAACATCTATAATCTGAGGAACATTGTTTGGAGGGTTAGGTAGTGCCATAGCTTTAGTCCGACTAAAATAATTAATGATTCTTTAAGAGTGTATCAATGCATTAAACCTATATATCATTTGTGGTTTATATCAATAAAAAATACGCGCATCAAATTAACAAGTATCAATTCAAACAAACTTAAATACGTTGACCTTAAAGCCTTTAACTTTCGTTTTGCGGGAGGTTAATGTCCCATCTTTGACTTTTAATAGCAATTGCTTTCCAGCTTGGCTCGCGCTGATAGCGTTGCCTTGAGATTCGATCCTGTCGATATAATCGCTAATTGTGAACTCATCGGGCTGTTTAGGTTTATCCAACGTGCTGATCATTAGATCAATCTTGCCCCATACGTCATCTTTTACAGTATCCCGTGAGGACTGATCCAATCCGATCCGTTTTTTGTTATTTGCCATATCTTAAAATCTCCAGTTTTTGTGTTATGTAATCCGTAAGCAAATCCGTTACGCCAACCCAACTTTGCCGTGTAAGCATCCGCATAAGCCATTTTATCAATCTTAGCCATTGTGCCAATAGCATGTGAACTGCCGCCGTCAATGTGCCTAGCTTCGTAATCATTCGGGGCGTGGACGTGTCCAAATATGCAAGAACCATATTTTTCATGATGAGCTTTAGCTGGATGCATTGAGGAATGGAAACCATGGATCATAGTTAAATTACCCAACTTAAATCGTTCCGTAACTTTCCAGTGAACCCATTTAATTCCCATCTTGCGGAACTCGTCTTCAGTTTCTTGTGCTTTCTGTGCACATAGGTCTGCCAATACGCCATTGCTAGTCTCTCCTGCCGCTCTCCATAGCCTGTGGTCGTGATTTCCTAGCGTTAAGTAGTTCGGACGATACCAGTCAAGTAGCTCCATGCCGCAGTTATAATCATATCGAATACCTTCTGCACGTTCCTCGTTTCCAGCGTTACGTCTAATTGCTCGAAAGTCCCAGACATCTCCTAAATGAATTCGATGTTTAGGATTCCAGTCGTCCATGAAAGACTTGAATACCTTGATTGCGTTTGGACAAACTAAATCCCCGTGAGAGTCTGCCATAAAGATTGATTTTTCCCAAGCCATGTTAGTTAAATTTAAGTGATTCCCAAGCTACCCAGAATATTTCATCAACGCATCTTACTACGGCTTCCTGCTCGTATTTCTCCATCCAGCCGACTCCCGATATTAATAGCGATGCCTCAAGGATTTCATGCCGCAAAGTAGTAATGATTTCTTTTTCGTCTTTGATTGCGTTTGATATCCAGATTGTTCGGTTGTCGTGTTCGTATTGTCCGTATGCGTCCTCAAGCTTGCCTTTCTTAATCTTTACAGATTGACCTGCTATTTTGACGCTACGGGGAAGTTTCATGCTTTTCGATTGATATAACTGCCTTCTCCGACTCCAAATTTAAATGGTTCATGTCCAGCAGGATTGACGCAAAGTTCAATTGCATTAGCGTATGCAGAAGCCACTCCGTCAATAGTAATCTGCTTGCAGTCATTTTCGTTGCTACCAAAGAACGGCTCAAGAATTACTGCTGGACAGTGCGTAAGCTCAAGGAATTTCCCCCCACGATTAACTCTAGTAATCATTTTAACACCTCTTGATTTAATTCCTGAGAATGCACGTTTAAATTCAGTCTCGAAATTCTTAGCGATACTTGCTCCGTTCATTGAGTTAAACCAATATAACCATTCATGCCCATTAGCTTCTGGAGCCGCTGAGTTAAAATGTAATTCGATTGCTATGGTTGCTTGAGCTTTTCTGATTTGATCAGCTGCGTTAACCATTGCTGTCCCATATCCGTTGCCAACGTAATCGCTAAATATCTGCGAAGGAATACCTTTGCGAGTAAGATTTGCAGATAGCTTGGTTGCGACCTTTAAATTGAAGTCTCGCTCATTAGTTTTCAGATGTTCGGAGTAAGCGCCGCCATCGTATCTCCCACCGATCTTGCGGCTGTGTCCTATGCAGATTGCTATCATCATTTTGTGTCCTCAATTAATAGTTTTCTAAATTTGTAACTACTCATATAAACTTGTCCGTCACCTACCATGCTGCCTTCAGCAAAGTGATAAACCTCACCGTGCTTCATTGTTATCCACTGTGGACTCACTAATGCGGCTTTGTCGCTTCTTACGCTGGATTCTTTGACGTAACCGAATGATGTGCAACTCGGTATCAGCAGAAGGCTTAGACTCCATAATTTTACCAAGGCGGTCAAGTTCATCTTCATCGTTATCTAAGTCGTTAGAAAGCCGCCAGTCAACCCATGCAACAAAAGCATTGCAAGCAGCTGTAAAGGCGGCGATCAGATTCATCTACTCACCGAAGAGAGTTAATTTACCTTTAGTAGCAAACCGAACAATTACGTTAACGGAAGCTAATACGGCAAGGAATTGCTCTGGATTAGAAGCAAGCCATTGTTGGACAGGAGGAAAAAATGCAGAAGCAAATGTTATAACCTGAACCCAAAATGTTTTTGATGTCAATAATGTCTTATTCATAATTATTTCTTGTTACGCCATAAGTTCCTAATAGATAAAACTAGGACTATCAAGCCTAAAAATGAAGTAGTTATTCTTAACGAAGTTTCAACGTGTTCCATGTAAGTTATAGAGACTCCGCTAATGGCAGCTATAGTGCCTGTAAGTCCATTAAGTAAAGTGTGGTAATGATGATTCATAAAATAAGTAAATTGGCAATAAACAAAAGAAGCCCTACTGCCACACAGAAAGTAGAGAACTCAATAATACAATCAATAAGATTATCGTTATTGTCTTTGTTGTCTTGCATATTATAAATGAAAAATAAGGAGCCCCCATAATTTCTTACAGGGACCCCTATTTAATTTAATGTGTACGGAACCAACTAGTTCCATCAGATAGCAAACGATGTGTAGTAGCAATTGGAATTGTATGCGTCGCAGAAGGCGAAGCACTTGCAGCCGAGTAAATATTAGTTGCTGGACTTGTTACTGTAACTGCACCTGAACTTGTATTAGCATTTTGAATAATTAAATCACGAACAGGACCACTTGCAGCTGGAATAGTTGCTGCGGTTGCAGCTGTGCGACCAGAGAATACAGTCAGACGTTTACTAATAACAGCAGCATCACCAGCAGCCATTGTTACATCAGCAACAGCCAAACCAGTAATACCTACTTCAACTCCATTAGAGTCACGAGTAATAAGAGTTCCATTGCGGAATCCAATACCTTTACGTCCATTTTTTAAATAACGAAAAGTAGAATTTTCGGGAAGAATAAGCGATAATAGTGTTTTCATAATTTTATATAGTTGCCCTTTAAAAGAAAAAACCCCGCCCCAGAGGGCTCTGAGACGGGGGTTAATAACAACTCTTAACCAAGAGAAGATGCACCAACAATACGACCAGCAGGACGCGGGACGGCAAGATGGCGGATGATGATACCAAACTCTGGATTCTCAGGACGTGTTCCGTTGGAGAGAACTCCACGGAATTGACCGATTTGACCATCAGGGTTATCTTGACGATCTTCGTAATTAGTCCAGCGATAGGTTCCAGTGTAGTTAATTGCATCGAAGGAAGCTTGTCCTACAGATGTAATTGGTTTTGGAATCAAGCTTGTGCATACGTCTTGATGGAATACTTGAGAATCTTCCCAAGTAGCGATCAACCAATTCGGGTTAGGAACGCGTTTAAGAACACCATTGACGGTGGTAACGACATACTGAGGAACACTTGCCCATGCAGTGAAGGTAGTTACCGCTGGGGTAACGTCGATCAATGCTACACTGTCTACTGCGCTCTTCACGTAGTATTTGTTAGCAGTTGCATGGCGACCAGTTACGATCAGTTTGCAAGCATCTGCACCAGTGACGATGATGGTAGAACCTTTAAAGAGACGGACAGTTGCACCAGTCGAGCTAACAAGTGGTCCACTGAAGGTAACGACTTTAGTAGCTGCATCCAAAGCAACGGTGACAGCTGATGCAGGAACGAATTCCCAACGTTCAGTTTTGTCATCAATGATGTGGGTGAAACCATTGTAAGTCCATTTGATTCCCATAGGAGCGAGAAGTTTCTCGTTCTGTGCGGAATAACGGAAATCCTCGCGGACATCTGGATCAGCCATGATCAAACGACGGCTTTGACGAGAAGAGGTAACCAATCCATAAACAGGACGGTTTTCTGCTACGCCCATAGAGCCTTTACCAGCACCATGAAGGTTGAGGTATTCGTAAATTTCATCGCAGAAACTTGTGGTAAGGATAGATTGATCAGTTCCAGTGGTTGCAGGAGCAGCCATGTCACCATAATAACCGCCAGCGAGAGAGAAACCAGAGTCAAGAACGACAAGGTTATCTGCAATACGGGTATATTCCGAGCGTTTACGTTCAATCCAGAACTCACGTGCTTGGTCAGCAAGTGCAGCAACACATGCTCCCATTTGTTGAGCACGGACAAACTTGTTACGAAGTTGGTTGGTGTTCATTGGAGGACCCCAAACAGCTTTGTGCTGGAGGTTATACTCACGAAGAGTTTGTGTGAACTCAACATTATCCGAAGGAGGAATGCCATCGCCATTAGTAGCTTGATGGTTAGCGGTGTTGTTGTTAAGGGAAACATCGGTCGTAACATTTGCCCATTCGACTTCTTCGATAAGTTCGTCGCTAAGGGTTCCAGTTGGGTCGGTCAATTTAGCACGGTCAAACTGGAAAGTTTTTTGTGTGCTCGATTTCTCGTCTTCCCAAGTCTCTTGCTTGTAAAGGTTAATCCACGGGGTTGGTTGCTCCATCATCTTTTGATTGATGTCGGTGCCGATCATTGGTGCTTGCTCTACGAGGAAGTCTTCTACTGTGTAAGCCATAATTTTATTAAGTTAAATTGTGAATGATTATTGAGATTTGTTAAAGCAAATGCTTTTAACGTAAATGAAAACAAAACATACCTACTAGAGGTTGCTTTAATTTGTGCTTTCTAGAACGCGATAACGTGCGAGCGGCCGAATCAGGAAGTTTTTAGAACCCTACCGATTTACAGGTTCAAAAGACTTTTATCCCAATTCGACCGCTTAGTCAATAATTATTATTAAATTAATTATATTTATCTTAAGACTCGAAATCTTCACTAGCAAAACGCTCTAAGAAAGAACCTGCAACTTTTTCAGAATGTGGTGTAGCAGATACTGAAGAACTTGGTTTAGGTGTTGATTTAACTGATTTCTCATCATTGCTTTCATATACACTTAGACGTTTACGCATGGCGTGTAGTTCTTTCATTGCATGAGGAAGAGCAACGCCAGCAAAGGAAGCATAGGCTTGATCACGGGCTTTAGCCTGACTAAAGTCAATAGATAGGCTTTTTGCCATGAGCTTTTTAAACTCAGAAGTTTCTTTGCCCTCTTCAATGAAACCCGGAATCTTATCTTTATACTTCTCCCAAATGTCCTTTTGAATAACTTGAACAGCTTTTTTTTGCTCAGCAAGAAAAGCTTTGTCAGCTTCAATACGTTGAACTTGCTGTCTTTCAATTTCCTGATCTGCATTGCTAAGCATCTTCTCACGATTATTCATGAGTGAACCAAAGTCTTGAATCATGCGATATGCTTCATTGCGATCAAAATCAGAAAGATCGTTAAGATGTTCGGCAATCATTTGGTTTTGAACCTTACGATCTTTTTCACGAATAATATCTTTAAAGGCAGATGGATCTATATCATAAAGACCTGCAAGTTGATCAGCTTTCTGGAAGATTTCCATTGCTGGCTTAACAATAGAATTATTGTATTCATCACTTGCCTCAACTTTAAGTTTGGCACTTTGACTACTTATCTCTTCTAAGCGCTCACGTAGCCCTTCAGCCTCTTGTGCTTTAAGTTCTAGGTATTGTAGCTTAGTGGTAATATCGGGCGAAATAACCTGCTTCTTGGCTTCTTTAAGCTCAGCTCTGAGTTCTCTAAACTTATCACCAGCTTTAGCTTCCATACCAACAACTGATTCTTCAGTTTGCTTATCGAAATCAGCTTCATCAAAAGGTTTAGATTCTTCGTCTTTTTTAGTATCCTCTTCAGTAGTGTCTGTAAAGAATTCCTCTTCGATAATATCTTCTTCTACAATTGGCTCTACAACTTCAGCCTTTTTAGGCTCAGCAACTTTAGGCTCAACTACTTCAGGTTCAATTACCTTTTTCTCTGGTTCTGGTGCAATGTCCTGAATGACTTCTTTTGCTTTTTCTTTATTAGGCGCATCATCGAACATTTCATTCATTGCAGCCATAATTCCTTTGCCAGTAGGGTCGCCCCAATTGGTTGATTCTAGTTCGCTATCTTTAGCTTTTGTATTTAATGTGCTCATTGGTTATTTTAGTTATTAGTGTTTTAATTTACGCATTGGAACAGAGTGTTTGTCCTTTAGTTCAGCTAAAGCAAAAAGTTCATCAACAAGATCACTAGCACCTGATTGATGATTATAAGCCATAGCCGCGCCCTCTAAGGTTTCAGCCCCTCTTTTTTTATTCCAAACTTTTCGCATTGCATCCTCAAAACTACGTTTAAAGATTGGGTTTAGCAATATATTGCGTAATTCTTGTTTTTCAGTATCGCTTAATTGTATCATAAATTAAATTGAAGAAGCTCGTAATCTAGCCATGCGTTGCTGAACTTCTGCGTCGCGTGATGCTATTTTACTCATTGCGTCTTGAGCTTGCATAACCATTTTTTGTTGTCCTGATTCTTTGATCATTTGCAATCTCATGGAATGGCTTTGGAATTCTTGTTGAAGTTTTTGCTTATGCTTGAGATCATTCATTTGCAATTCTTGTTGTAACTTCTGTTGTTCCTTCTGATCCGCAGTGACTTCTTGACCTTGTTGCATTTCTGCGTTTTGAGCGGCAGCATCATTTTCACGATTCTGCTTATTGATCATTTTCAATCCGTTCATTACAATCTCGCCAATCTGTTGAATCCGTTGTTTGTATTGATTAAGCTCAGGCTGAACAGTTTCATGAACAGTTGTCATTTCAAGCGTAGCAACACAATGCTCATAGATTGTCTTATGCTGCATTGTATATTGCATGATATCTACTTGTCCTTCATCAACGCCTTGCAAACCAGCTTCAAGTTCATCAATGTGAACAGGCAAATGCACCATGTGGTTTTCACCATCCACAGGATTAATAACATCGCCCTCAAGCATTTCAAGGTTTTCGAGCGTTGCAATTTTGTGATCATAAGGTAGTCGTGTCTCATTTGGTTTTCCTGCGTAACGTTCTGCTTTATCAACTCCAACGAGTTCAACTAAGTAATCATATTCAAAGTTACTGCGACCTACTGCATCCCAAGTGGAATACATTTGTTGCATTTGATCCATCAACATAATGCGGCTACTTCTTGATCCTGTCCCAATAATACGAGAAGCACGAACTCCTTTAAAGTCAATTTTACTAAATACTTCTTCAGGAACTCCACGTGCTAAGCACCTAGCCTTCATCTCAATAACTCTCTTTTTAGCGACACGATCTTTTTGAGGAACCGTGAAGGCACGTCTTACTTTTTCGCGCATGATTTTATCATAAGGTCCATAGAATAGATTAATAGCAAAGCTGTTTAGTTTATTGATGTAATCGAGTTGAGAACTAACTTCTAGTTTTGTTCTACGATCTTGATCAGGTTGCATCATCATATTGCCACTAGCTAATCCGCCAGTTGCACGATTTAAGATGTTACGACTTTCATTGATCGCTGGGATCAAACTATTGTTAAGATTCTGAGCCAATTGACGCTCAGGCAACTTCATATTAGGTGGAATAGCAATACCGCCACCAAAGTCAGTAAGCTGCATATCCTGCATGTCTTCTGTAGATCCGGGTTGCACAATCAGCGAAGAACTCACGCGAGCGTTATCTAGAAGCTTACAATGCATAATATCCATTGCGTTACACAATTGATAAATTAAATAACCAAGTCCACGAACAGTATATAGTTTGCCACCATTGCCTACGCTAAATGGAAAGATTTGGAATCCTTGGTCAGCAGATTCAAAGAACCCTCTAGATTTAAATAAGAACTGTTCTTTTACTCCACCTTTTTTTGAAAGAGGATTTTTAGCTGAAATATAATAACTAACTTTACCATCAAATTCTTGAAACCATCCATGAATAACTTCAATTGGTGGGCAAATAGAATTTACGTAAATCTCATTAGCTTTAATATCACGCTGTATAAGCTCCCAGTTATTCCAATCTTTATTACTTGTTGCAGCAGTAGATTGTAAAATTGCAAGTTTAACCATTTCCTCATTCCAGCCCTCTGCTCCACTCCTAGCCTTAGCGTAAAGCTGTGTCACTGTGTAGTGACCTAATGCTGTAGTTGCTTCTACTTCACTTGAAACAATGCCTGTATTACGCGGGAACTTAAAGTGATCTAAACCAGCAACAGAATAACGCATGGTATATTTATCATCAAAGTAAGCTATGGCAACTCCATGAGTTACGTATGTATCAGATAACTGCAAATGCAAAGGTAATGATGCATCATCATTTCTGTCCATTGCTGTAAATTCTTCAGCTAAGATGGAACTCCATGCATCAGCTTGTTGTTTGTCTATAGTCCCGTCTAATGGAATGTCAGCCAGCACTTTAGGAGTTGTATAAATATCCATGTAAGCGGCTACAGCTTCATTCTTAATAGCAGGTCCTTCACCAGTTGTAATATTAAAACGATCAGATTGTCCTTTATTTTCCAATTCAACATCATCATGGGGAGGAACGAAATCCATTTGTCCTTGTATTAAAGACCTATTATAAGATCCATCTGCATCATCATCTTTTAGCTTATCATAGATTGCCCTTAAAGCTTCTGGAGATCCAAGTCTTTCAGATGGCGGCTCATATGTTTCATCATCTAAAGTTTGCAATAACTCTAGTGATTCTTCGCTTTCAGAAAATAATGACATTTTTTAGGTTGGCTAAATTAAATAATTACATAGATGAATTAGACTTTATCTATATATTGGTCAAGTTTTATCTATTTGACTATCCGATCAATACTGATGTCGTATTTGTTGGAGGACATTAAATTGTGTCGAAGTTAGTAGGTTGTGGGTCAGCAGGGAGGATTGGCATAGGTGTTATAATCCATTCACTATTCACGCTATCCCATCTCAAGAAGTTACCAAGAGACTTCTGTTCCCGAAAATTAGTAATCTCCCCATTGATTAAGAACGCTAATCTGTTTTGTTCTTTGAAGGAGTTGATTTTTTCAACTAGCTCGTCAGAAACCTCAACATGCGATTGCTCTGGCGGTTCATCAAAAACTGCCATAACGTTTTGCCGTTGGTTTAAAATTGCATATTTCATAATTCGTTAATCCAGTTAAATTTCTGAGCTATACCTTCGGAGAGTTGGCGACCGAGGGTATCATGCCAATCAGGTACCAATGGCTTTACTTCGCCACGAACAGCATGATCGCCATAAGGATAACCAAGCTCATGCTCTTGTGTGTATTGCTCCACGTTGTTTGTATCGTGGATAAATTGATCCATGCCTAGATACGCCCATACCTTAGCCATTGTGCCTTGGGGATCGCGTGTAAGGTCTTCAGCGTGGACGAAGTGAACCTTGTCTTTGTGAAGACGAGCAAGCTCATACAGACGTTGAATAGCAAGTCCTACAGGAGCGGAATCAAGCCAGAACTGGCAACGGCCTTCGACTGTTTGGAGACGCATGGTATCTTGCTGATTGACTTCAAACTGGAACTCAGGATGTTTCTGAAACTTCTTTTCCATGCTCGAAAGCACACCGCGAATGTCGCGGACTGGAACAAGTAGTTTAGCGTCAGGAAATAGTTTGAACAATAGGTTAGCACTGCCAATCCATGCGCGGCACTTATCCACCACAATCGGGCGGTCAGTTAAGTTGTCAAAAGCTGATTCAATCCCAGCGTGCATGAAGTTAGAAAAAAGCTGTTCACCTTCTTGTGGTTGGGGCAGCGAACGAAACTCATCGGTTTTAAAGAACGCCTTGCTGATATACATGATCTCATGTACACCGCTGGTAGCAGTAGCATGGACAAGCGGGTTCTGTGCTAAGAGGTTCTGAAGTAGAGTGGAGCAAGCGCGTGGCAGACCAGATGTGTAATGTATCGTTTTAGGCATGGGCTTAATTAGAGATCTTTTACAACTGTTAGTCCACTATAACTTGCGGCGTATCCCGTTGCACCAACTGGAACGTGGATGACTGCTGGGGATACCCCTGTCATGCCGTTAAACGCGCTTGCATTGATAGTTGGCGCGACCGATTTATTAATGTTGATTCGTGTAAAGTTGCTACAACTAAAAAATGCAAGAGACTCAATGGAAGTAACTGAATTTCCAATAGTTAAGGTTCCATTAAAACCAGAGCATAATTGAAAAGAAGTATCTCCGATGACAGTAACTGAGTTAGGTATGGTGAGAGATCCTGTGAATCCAGAACAGCCTGAGAATGCTAATGTCCCAATCGTATTGACTGAATTTCCGATAGTCAATGAACCATTAAAACTGTTGCAACCCTGAAACGCTCCGATCTCAATCGAAGTGACTGAGTTGGGTATGACGAGCGACCCTGTAAAACCAGTGCAGTTGGTAAATGCGGCACTCCCAATCGTGGTGACTGAGTTGCCAATGGTAAGTCCTGTTAAACCATAGCAGTAATAGAATGCGTTACTTCCAATCGTGGTGACTGAGTTTGGTATTGTCAAAGAACCTGTTATAGTTATGCAGTCTCGGAATGCGCCTTCTCCGATTGTAATAAGTGAACTCGGAAAAGTAAGAGGGTAGTCTAATGTGCTGGCTGCAAAAGCATCTATCCCAATCGAAGTCAGCGTCGATTTAAAGGTTATGCGGGAAGTATAAAGACTGTCAGAACTTGTCCAATAATCTGGGATAGCGTTGCTTGATTCTGTTAGCCGAACGCCATCCACTGTATCATATACAACACTCGCCGTAGCACTAAATGTGTTTGGTGGATAAACCAACGGAATGTCGATGCCACTATCAAGCAAGCCTATGAATCTCTCAATATGGTTGCGATTTGTATTTGATAAAGGGGTGGAGTCAGCAGCCAATACAATGGCTGTCATGTAGCCGTTGAAGTTTGCTGTGCTGTTGCTGGCTCCTGCCCCGATGTATGAACCAGCGGTGGTGTTATTTGGGATTGTGGAGGATACAGCTACAGAATCTAATTGACTACCATTACGCCTAAGCCTTAAGGCACCGTCACTAAATATTGCTTCCGCAGTTAATACATTGTAATCGGCATCTGAGGTTGAAACTACATTTACTGCCGTAGAATTGTTTGAACTTGCAGAAGCGGCAAATGAATTTGAACTATTTAATCGCGTAAACAATCCAAGTTTCGGAATGGTTGAAGTTCTGTTAACTGAAACAACACCGTGCGTGACATCGCCGCCAGTTCGTAATGTGTCCTGCGCTCCTGCAAAAATATAACAACAATTCTGTGAATTGAAAATAGTTCGTTGATTTGAATGGAGAGTAAAGAAATCTGTTGAATCAAATTTTATGGATGCAGTATCTAAATCTGTGGATTCAAAAAGACCAGCATTGGGTGAGGTACTGAGCGCATTTAATCCACCAATAATATCCCTCCAATAAAGCACCGTCTGCCCGTCAGTTGCAAGAGTATCAACGGTAGTAGCTACTTGCGTAGCAGTTTGTAAGTTTGCGTTTAGTCCACCCGTCCAAGTAGTTACCTGCCAAGGATATGTAGTGTTTTCCGTACTATAGTAAATGAAGTCACTGAGTTCTCCATAATATGCGGAACTAATTACCAGCTCCCATCTGCTATTGACAATGCTCCAAGAACAGTAATTACTGTCAGGAGTTCCTACGTCACCATACGCAGCTTTACCATTCAAAGAACCATTCCTACTCAAAGTCATAGTCTCTGGTTGAGTAGTGGTAAAGCTTCTAGTTTCGTCGGTGAAATTATTACCTAAAGAATTAAACGCCCCGCTCTCAGCCCACCAGAAATGCTTGACCGCTGATACATCTCTTGGATGCCACACAGTTACTGGGATAGATTTTACCCCGTCAACCACGCACCGAACAGTAAGTCCAATATCGTTTAGAGTCAGCACTATAGTTTGTGTAGTCACTCTTGCTATATCGTTCACATACCACTGATAACTTGTTCCTGCTGGAGCAATTAGGGTTTCATTTGGATAAGCAAATCCGTTAATAGGAAATAAACTTCCGCCATTAGAAATGGAAGATAGTGAAATTCCTAAACGAATGTGAGTAGGCATAACTAATATAAAGCAATAATTCCAGTAGTCGGAGATGTTCCAGATTCAGTCAATGAAATGCCAGCAATTGGATGCGTTCCTTTTGATAAAGCAAATGAAACAGCATTACCATCTAGCCCTACAGATACAAGAGTTGTATCCTGATTGACATGAATTCCTTTAAAATTAATTGTAGGTGCATATGTGCCACCAGTAAAGGTGACTGCTTGGTATCTGTTAGCAGAACCATCTTGCTCTAAACGACTTTTACCTAGAAATTCTGTATTCATTGAATGAATAATATATTTTGATCAAACCATTGTCAAGAATAGTTTATCATCAACGTTTATTTCATAGTCCACGTTTAAATTTACGACCACAAGTTGTAGCAATTTGCTTATTACTTCTAGCTTTTTGCCATCCATTATTAGCCATTTTGCTAACTCTCTTTACTTCTTCGCTCCGAAAAGCCCCTAAGCTAATTGCTTTCTCGACTAACATATTAAATACATCAGCTCGGTCAGGACTTCTCTTTAGCCGCTTCTTAGCTTCATCTTTGCTTTCTACTCGCAAAGCGCGAATTTCCCTAGCATGATATTCCCTCTCAATTAACTCAGCCATTGTTTCTTTAGATAGCCCAGTAATCTGTTTAGATCGTATGTATTCTTTTGGTTGAATCCACATCTCACTATTTTTATTAAAGAAGGTTGTATTCTTGTCTCTAAACACCACTACCCGATCAGATGCTTTTCCCTGAAAGTTTACCTTTTGAACCGCAGGACTCCATTGAACATCCACAATATGACCAAATGCTTGACCTCCGCCAGTACCATCCATAATTGCGTTGTTGGGCTTAACTTCAAAATCATTGGCTAAAGACTTCCATTTATCTACAATTTGGAATGTATGAGGAACACTTTTATTCGTAGCGTCCTCCTCAAGAGTGGTTTCATGACATATATGTAAATGATCTCTTCCGTTTACTTTACCAAGCCTTGCAAACGCACAGAATGATCTATCGCCATCCCTAGAGAAGCTTTCATCAAGTGCCGTTATAACTATTGGTCTGTCATCCCAATCAGGCTCACCAAGTTCCAATGCTCCTGAATTTAAAAACTCTATTTCAGAATAGATTGAATTACTTGCACCATCTGGACACCAGAAAGCTTTGATGAATTGATAATAACCCCTTGATTTCCTACCACCTCGCTCTTCAGCCACCATGTCGCAAAGCTCTTGGTTTGGTTGCCAGTGATATTTGTGCCTACCATTTTCATCCACCAGTTCAGGGTGAAGGATACGTGGGCTCTTTTCTGCATTCAATCTTACGCATACACCATACTTAGTCTCCCATCTTTCGTCTTCCTCAGTGATAGTTTTCCAGCCTCCTTTAGGTTCACTCAAATCACCAAATGAATCACTTATCCTATCTGGGTTACTCATCCCACAAAATGTAAGGCGTTCATTTGATGTTAAGTTTTGCCTAGATGTTCTCAATATGCCTTCGCCTAAGTAAGCAAACTCATCTGCCGCCACTAAGAAATTAGCGTTCTTCAAGCCCTGAATCTCTTTACACGCAGTTGCAGCCTCACTCCCTCCCGCTGCCATCAATACAATGCCACTATTTCGTGTTAATTGTCCCTTAGCATTAACTCCTTTGATGTAACCATCTGAATCAATAAGCTTTCCGGGGCATCCCTTTTCTGTTGCTTGACTCCAGAACTGGTTGATTGACTTCCAGATACGCCCCCTTGCAGACAACTTAGTTGTGCTCATTACAATGAAATAGGTATCCGTAGGCCTCGACCAGTAAGACATCAATCCATACAAAGCCACAGCGTCCGACTTACCACTAGACGAACATCCAGCCAAAGATAGAAACCGATGATGCGACCAATCTCCAATCAACTCACGAATGATCATTTCAGTCCATTCATTCCACACAACCTCACGGATAGATCCTTCACAGTTAAACGCCAAATCCACAGCCCGAACAAAATAATTATACCGATCATTAGGCGTAACATCACTTCCATCTCCCTTCTTACGACCATGCGCAAACATCCATAGATTACTTGTTAACTCCATGTTGTCTCCCTGCGGAAACCTCATGCCATCTATAACTCCATTCCAATCTCCACTCATATATTATGCGTAATCTTTAAAATAAGAACGAATCATATTCATTGTTATTTCTTTATCTTTCATCTTTTCCTGTTCTGCTAATTGTTTACGATTATATTCTGTTTCTTTTTCAACACCATATAATGGACCCATTGGCTTCCCAGATTCTTTAGCCGCTGCTCGCGTCATTTCATTCTTTTCCCTCAAGCTCCGATCATACGCTATATCCTCGATAAGTCTATTTGTTTGATCATCTTCCATACGAGCTAAAGAACTTCTTGCATACTTCTCTTGAACCTTTGCATTAATCGACTGCCATCCTTGATCATTTGCTTTATCAAACGCCTTCTTGTCTGATTCCTCTATTGCTGCACCATACTCACTCATTGCATCAGCTGAATTCAAAATAGTATTTGCTACCTGATACCACGCTGGTTCTCGCATTAACTGCCTACCTTTTTCTGCATCTCCATCCCTAGCATCAGGACTCCTTAGCTTATAAAGCCCCTTTACTATTTCTATTGCGGTAGCAGCTGGTGCACTAGCCAATTTGCTCACTGCTTTTTTCCCAACTCCTCCTGCTAAAGACTCAAGCGGAATTTTTAACTTAGCAGTAAGCTTATCCAAACCCTCTCCCATTGCCCATTCTTTTGCAAAATCTACTCCTAAATTAGCAGCTAAAACCTTGTTGTCGCTTTGCCGACCCTTGTTTTCTATCTCACTCATAAGTCAATTAGTAATAGTTTTGCCCCAGCCATGCAATCTTCTACCACATCTTGCCGAAACAAAAAACAATTTTTTTTTCGTAAAAACCTAACATATCCCCCCCTCTTTATATATTACATTCCTCTTACACCCCCCCCTCCTCTCTTTCTCATCCCCCAAAAAAATAAAATAAAATTGATGCCCCAAAATAAAAAAATATCACCAGAAATAAAAAAAATATCACAGGTATCCCATACTGTCTCTCTGGAGTCTGTGAGTATATTGGGGAGTGGATGGACACCCGTCGCCCCTAGTGTAGCATCTAGTCATTAGGATTGGATCTGTAGCTCATGAGTAGTGATCACCACCTTGCTGTAATGTATACGCTCTGTATGCACCAGCTTGAACACAAACACACACTACTATGACTAAGACAAATGATGTAACTAGATGCCAAGCCGCCCTCGATGCACAGAACGCTATCAACCTGATATGGGATGGTAGACCTCACACTGCACATCTATGGAAGCAAGCCACTGACCTAATTGATAGACTCTATGAGTTAGGTAAGGAGAAGGAAGCTGAAAAGGTATGCAGTGATCGCATAGCTATGCTAGAGCGTGAGTATGATGAGACTGCTGAACAGGAGTTCTGGGACTCTCTAGCTCATGATGAACTCATGGGAGGAGTTAGTCCTAGGGTTCTAGTTGATTGTCCTTTCTGATTATCGCGGAGCCTGACCGCACAACAGGCATCTTCCCCGCTCGGTGGTCACCATTGAGCCCTCTAGGAAGAGGAATACACATATGAATAATGAACTAATGAAACTACCTAATGGTGAAGAGCTGACCAGAGAACAGCTTATTGAACGTGAGAGTTATTTAGAATCAACCCCAGCTAATGAAGGCAAGCTTCGCTACATTGGGTTTAACCTACTAGCTCTCGTAATACTAATCATAATAGCTTTGATCTGCCCTAAGTGCAGTGATGCTAGTGATAGAGCTATCGGCCTACCTGCTAATGCATTAGAAGGAGGTGCCAAGTGACCTTAGAGGAAAGAGCAAAAAGGAAGGCTGCAAGGCTAGAGAAGAAACGACTAGAGGAACTCGAAGTGGAAAGACTTCATGAAGAGTTCTTAAGGAGACAGAGAGAAAAACGTCCTGCTATTGATAGTTCAAGACGTAGGTATATTGCTTACGACTCTTGGCAATCAAGCCGCAGAGATGGTGAAGTGAATACTGGTCAAGGCAGGTATAGGAATGGATGATGTGAATCTCTTCATCTTTAGCCAGACTAACTTAGTCTTGGTTAAGGGTGAGGAGCATCTTGTTATTCATTGACGAGTTTCTTATTTCTCAATACCCCCCTACCCCCCATGGATTACCACAGTGGAGCAGAGAGTGACCCTAACTGACTTATTTAAGGACGCTCAGTTATTTAACCCTAACGTCTCAGTGTGTCATTTGCTGTTGATCTGTGCTGACTATGGAACAGGTGGCATTCCCTTTCCTCATACAAAAAGAAAGGAGCCACGACTGGGGTCATCAGTCTATGGCTCCTATAGTAGCTTTTGAGAAAACTACCGAAATCATTGGCGAACTGACCCTGCCTGAAAAGACTTAACTATAACACGCACACACGTGCAAGAACTTTCTACAACAAAATGCAAATAATATGATAGACATAAACAAACCGATAAACATGGATACATTCGTCGAGGATTGCTTAGAGATCCTTGAGAGAAGAAGACAGGATGAACTAGAGCCTCTCAGACCCAAAGCTGGGGAGCTTTACATAGCTAAGCACAGTGGCAGACGTTGTATCATCCACTACGTCTCAAACTGGACGCTCGGCGTGAAATGGAACGAGAACTCCATAGAATCCACCCTCTACCCAATAGAGAGATTCATGGAACTCTACACAAAGGTTTAACCACCAAACAAAAAGAGAGGCAACATTTAGATACCTGTATCAAGCTTGTTACTCTTCTTTAGGTTCAAGTGAGCCCACAATGGACGTAGATTCATGTAGTTCCAGCACTTCTGCACCTCATCATCATTATTGTGATTGAAGTGAGAGACTGGGATTATGTGGTCTATGTGCCAAAGGTTTCGGTTGTGCCATCCCATACCATCAACAAACAAGCTCTCTAAGTGCTTCAGTAGCTGGTCACGATTGCAACCTAAGAACCTCTCAATACGATGGTGCTTAATGCGTCCAGATACCAAGCTGTATAACCTAGTGGTGAATAACTGCGCTATTGCATCTGACTTATCACAGACCATACAACGCAAGGCTGTCTTAAATGCAAACTGATCTAAGCTCTTCATGCGCTTACAGGTTAGGCAACACACCTTATGATCATGAACTCGATCCTCTTTAACACGATGATCTTCAAGCCACTGAATCTGGTCAGGAGTTAAGTTATCTCGCTTCTCCTTGAGCTCTTTCTTTCTAGACACACGAAAAGAGCGAGTAGCTTCGCGCTTCGCTCTTCTTTCTTCTAAGGTCATGAATTGATTCATAATACTCCCTCTTTAGCCATACGTAAGGATAACCTTTCTATTCCTTCTGCGGTTTACTCGTAAAGCCTACGAGGACGGCGTTCAGATAAGACAATGGAATCACATCCGCGCGTAGTTAAACCCAATTAGAATAAGGAGTCAATAACTTTATTCTACCTAGAGCTAGAGAGCATCGTAACTAATAACTACGGTGCTTTCCTCTCTGGGGCTGTGTAACCACACCTTAGAACCACTTACATCCATCTGTGCCGAACTTTTTTACTGGTTTCAATCGTAGTTTTACCAAGGGTCTTAGGATTTCCTTTGTATATACACCTTTCCCCCCCTCTCCCCTCTGCTTATTCATACTTATTTTTGTGTCACATGTATGGCATAAAGGTAGGTTTGGAGGTAGGTTGGAGATCAAGGAGGAGAGGTATAGGTGTTTGTAGGTCTATTAGGAGTTTTAGAGGGGATTGGATAATCACCTCCGAGACGGTATGACTAAACTACAGAACGAACCAGACGCAAGAAACACACTAATGCGAATGGTTTGCGTTTAAACATCTATAACGGGAGTCGGACTGAACTCCTTAGAAGCAAGGACGTGAATAGAGACATTTGCGTTATGTGTAAGCTCTCCATTAGGGTTGATAGATTCATTTACCATCTTAAGAGCTATTTGTGCTTCGTTGAAGCTTTGGGGGACAGGGGACATTGCAAAGAACCTATCTAGGGCTTTAGTAGCTCCTTGATAAACCTTGTCCCTTGAATCTACGCCGCGTCTTTTCCACAATAGGGCGATAGCAGCCGCAGGATCGTCCTCAGAGACGTTTCCATTCTTTGCTCTAGCTATGCGTGTCGGAGTGAGCCAACGCTCCTTAGAAGCCTTCTTACCGATAGTGCAAGCCTTTACACCAAACTGTGCACCTAGCTCTTCATAGCCTACTCCTTGTTCTGCCATGTGCTTGATTCCTACCCAGTCTTCGTCTCTTACGATCTTATTGGGATGGATGCACGGCAAGCCTTTTTGTTTCTCTTCAGTCATAACAGACATTTACACTTTAGACCGCACTTGGTCAAACACGAAACTGCCCGTGCTTTAGGCAGACTAAACAAAGCACTTCGTGCTGGATGCTAAAATAACAGCTTACTACTCATTAGTAAGTTCAAGAAAGATACACACTATATGAAAAATACCGCGTTCAAGACGCTAAAAACATACTCAGGACTTAACACTGAGATCACTGACGGAGGATTCGCTCTTCCAGATCAGATACTAATGATGCTAGAAGAAGTCTCCGCATCTAAGTCAGAGAAACCAGAACGTTTCAAGCTAGACAAGTCTATGCAAGCCGCTCTATTAGATCGTGCTGCTAAAATCATAATGCAGCGTAACTTCGGTAAATGGCTGCCAAAAGGTGCAGACAAAGTAATGAAGGAAGCGTTTGACGGGCTCAAAACCGTAGAAGATAAGATTGCTTCTCTCATGTGGGCTTCAGAACGCCTACGTGGTCTAGAACAATGGAAAGTAGAGCAGGGCGTTATCCGTCGTGCTCAGCGTCATGGTGCTAAGACAAACACACGCAAGAATGGCGGTAAATGGCACTCAGCAGAAGTTTACGAGCTTCCACCTCTCATCAAATCAGAGGGTAATGGTATGCAACACGAACCTGCTCGCTATGCAATCCGCCTTCCAGACGGCACGTATTGCGATCTAGGAAAACATGATGGTGCATGGTCACCAGTGCTTAGATCAGCACCAGATGCAGCAATGCAAAGTATTGCAAAGCGTCTTGGTAAAGATATACGTGGCGGTGCTCACAGCATCCTACAAGAGCTCACGGGTTTGACAGACATCATCCCTGCTTACACAACAATTTGGTTTCAAGACTGTTGGTTAGTCATCGTATCATGGCAAAAAGATCCTAAACTCACTCCAAGCCGTTACTGGTTAGACGAGAACGGAGCTTTGACCATGAAGCAAGTCGCAGAAGAACCTCCGCTCAGCGTATCAGAGCTAGACTACTACATCCTAAAAGATTGCAGTGACCTAGAGATTCACGATGAAGAAGAAATCATCGTAGATTACGAAGATCCTGCGGAGGCTTCATACAACTTAGGCGTAGAGCGTGACAAAGAAGGTTATGCAATAGACACGTCTAAGTTTGCAGAAGATGATGCAGAGCTTGAGCTTGTCATGTTCTTGCAAAGTAAACTAGACCTTAATGAGACATCCATCACCAAAGAGGATTTAACACGTCCACAAGTGACAGAGCTTCTCTATGGTGAGCAAGCAATCAACGACAAAGGCGAGATGCAATGGTATCACGGGCTTAAGGGTGCAACGCAAGACACAGCAAAGTTCCTTAGCATACTTAACGGGACAGGCGAAGCGTGGGCTTTCGAAGCCTACAACTCAGCCCTAATGCGTATCAAGTTATTCACTCGCATGATTAACACTCTAGAAATGATACTAGAGAATCATACGCAAGAAGCCGTGCAGGTCGTCCCGCGTTATGTGTTCACAGAAAACGCATTTAGCCAAACTAAAGTGCGTGTGATAGAAAACGCACACATACTGCCAGACAATCACATCGAAAGCAGAGTGACACTAACAAGTGATAATAAACCAGAAGGTCGTCATGGCTCAGTGCGTCGCCTCAAACGCGGAACAACAGGTATTATGGTAGAAGGTAGGAAAATCGTCACCAAAGCAATACCAAAACTGCCAGAAAGACCAACAACAGCACGTAATGCGTCACCTACGCTCAAACGTGTCCTTGCGAACATGATCTATGACAAGTTCGAATACTCGTCAGAAAAACGTGCACAGCGTGAGTTTCATAGAACACTTGATATAGCTCTTGCTTAAGCACTTCGTGCTAGTGAGTAAATTAGTCTCTCTCAGCTTCAATACGGAGTTGAGGGAGACACACCAATAACAAACAAACAGAAAGAAACAAATAGAAATGAAAACAGTATTACTACATGTCCGTGACCAAGCAGAAGAACTAGAAGTGCGTAAATATCTCGCGTTCAAACCAGAAACAACCAAAGTTGTGTATCGCGTCAAGAACGAAGAAATTGCAGACGCTAACGGTGTCGTTCGCATGACCACAACGGCTAATCCAGAAGCAGATGCAGCCGTTCGTGCAGCAAGTCGCAATGGAGATGCCATCTACTCCACTGGCGTATACATGGACAATGCAGACGCAATCGGTGACCTCCAGTATATCAACTTGTGGGCACTCAAGAACAAATCCAAAGTCAAGAACGGAACAGTTCATTGCTTCCTAAGCAACGTCAAAGACTCAGAAGCACTTGGTCGTCTCAAAGAAAACAAAGACTTCCTCGCAGCTTTCGGACTCGGCTCAGAAGCAGACGAGCCAGCGTTCTAATCTCATCGTGTGTATTCAGCCCTCACTCCTTAATCGGGGTGGGGGCTTTCTTTTTTTGCACTAGTCAATCTTAATAAGTGCATTACAATCAATTTTTACGGGGGTGCAAATGGTTTCGACTTAATGCTCTACTCAATCTAAGCACGTCGCAGTTAATCGGTTGGCTGCGTTAAAAGCCGATTAAAAACAAATAAATGCAGATTCTAACGAATTCGCACCTTCCGTTGAGGAAGCAAACAACATCCTTGAATTCCACGGTTTCGTGGAGCGCGAGCTTGCTGCTGCTTAATCGACGCAGGTCAAACACGCTTATCAATACTCCCGCTCTATGATAAGATACAAAACGGGAAAACAACGCAAGTCTGTGGCGTAAAGACAGGATGGTGGAGGATGTTCCATAACTGGAATGTCCCTAAGACTGGCTCACTTTGACGAGCTAATATAAACGTGTTCGAAAAGATTGTGAAAAGCGTTAAGGACTCGGGTTCAACTCCCGACACCTCCACCATTTTCCTAAATAATGCGTGGTCTAGCGGTGCAACATATACGTCTGTGACATTGAAGGCGGTGAAACATCGAAAGTCCCTCCTAGATCACGCACCTTTTTTTACAATAATCAATTTTACTATATGCAAAAATACGATCACATAGAACTAATGCTAATCAAACAAGGCAATGACTATCGTCTTGATACAGCTGAAAGAAGAGAGAAAGGCTACGAGTGGGGTAGATTGTTCATTTGCGAAGCATGGATCAAAGCTAAAACAGATGTTAAATCCGACTATATTGTATTCGAAGTCAGCAATAAGCTGTCAAAAAATGCTTTCCAATTCAGAAAGATACTATTCGAAGAAACGATAACCAATAGTGCGTATGAAGTAATTAACGGGAAAGTAAGATGCGAACCAATATTTATATTCGCCACGTTAAAAAGGACATTTGAGTTAATTGAAGGCATAGATGTCTATGTAAAATTCAAAAGCATTTCCAAAGAAAAATACAACACAGCAAGTTGGGGGGATTATCTCCCAGAATCAGTAACATTAGCGAGATGATAACGACACTAACTGTAATAATTGGGCTTACGTTCCTAGCTATGCAAATAACATTAAATGCGACATTAAATGAAATATCTAAGATTAAAGCACAACTAGACCCTATATGCAAAGAGGGTGGAGTGTATCAAAAGACAAAGCCCATTGTATTAAATGAGCTCAGCCGAACCATTTGGGTTAAATCAGCACCATTGTATCACGTAATACGTAAATAAACATGGAAAACTATAAAGAATATAAATTCAAGGAAGGCTTTACAATCAAACAAAGTCGCAAGCCTGATGGCGTTATATTCGCTATGGGTGAAACTCATGTATGTGAAAACAACGTCTTTGATCTATATCATGATGATAAATTAATTGATACTTATAAGACTTATGAGATAGCAAAAAAAAAGGCATGGAAATAACTTTAGCCTGACTAAAACAATGTATAGCATTAACACTCAAGAAAATACAATAACACTAAGCAACGATAGAGTTCCCTACAATGCCTGTAGTTGCGGCTCAGAACTGCCATGGTTCCCTCTTTATGACGCGCGGGGCATATACTGCCAAAGCGTATGTAATAGCTGTGAGAAGACAGTTATGAGCAAATATAGAAAAGAGATATTTACTGACTCAAACTACGAATGTGAAGAACAAATCGACGCTGACTAAAAGCGCTTCGCGCTAGATAAGTTTATAGATTCTAAATATCAATAAAAGAAAACACACAAAAATGACTAATACATTACTAAGTAATAAAATAATCTTCCACAATAATGAAGAAATCCAACCAGAAGCATGGGAAATGCAAGGAGTTAGTGCAAAAATTGACCAAGATGAAGCTATTGGTAAATTTGGCACAGGTCTTTGCTATGCTATTGCAGTTCTACTTCGAACTGAACATAAGATTACGATCAAGTCCGGCACTAACATTTATGAATTTGGGCTAATCGACCTTAATTTCCGTGGTAAAGAGTTCAAACGTATCACCTGCAATGGTAAGCCATTATCTTTCACCACCCACTACGGGCATACATGGGACGTATGGGGAGCTTACAGAGAGCTTGTCAGCAATACAATGGACGAAGGAGGCATTCACTTCATGGGTGAGCCTATGGAAGAAGGCACGTCAATCATCGTAGAAGGCAAAGAATTTGCTGAATGCATGAAGAAACATAACGACTACTTCATAGGTGATCGTGAGCCATTAGCAACAAGTGACAGTGTAGATATTTATGCTGGCAACGGAACAATTTACCACAGAGGAGTTAAAGTAGGATCAGTTGATGGAGCTCTCTATTCTTATCACATCAAAGATTACTTAGAACTAACTGAAGACAGGACATACAAGTATGATCATCAAGTCACACAAAAAGTAGGACAAGCAATCGTAAGATATATTAAAGACAAAGAAATTATTACAAACATCATCACTAACCAGATGTGTTGGGAAGTAGAACGTTTGGACTTTGACTGGGATTGGAAAGACGACTTTAAAAACATTGTCACTAATCTTTGGACGAACAGCCCAGCAAAACTTAATAGCCGTATTCAAAAGCTAATTTCCAAGAAAATGAAAGGAGCTGCTTTTACTTTAATAGAACCAGATGAAGAAGAAGCATTGATGATTGAGCGCGGCAAAGAATTCTTAACTAAAGCAGGTTATCCAATCACTGCACCAATCAAGATGGTTCATTCAGAAGATGGTAACACTTATGCTTACGAATACAAAGGTAGCATCTATCTCACTAAAAAAGCGTTTAGTGAGGGCTTGTTCTTTCTTGTAGTAACTCTTTTCGAAGAAAACGCTCATGTAGCTGGATATTTTGACATGGATAGAAACTTCCAAACATATCTTATTAAAGAAATAATCAAACAAGCCAAAGGTAAGCTCAAAGAAACACTTTAATTCAACTAAATTTATTTATTTATGTCTGAAGATACAATTGAAATCATAATCGCCGCAGTCATAACAGTTGTTATGGTAATACTCTATTACAAATATGACTGAAGAACAACAAAGAATCGCCATCGCAGAGACTTGTGAGTTTATCAATGTCAGAATGTGGGGTGAATCTTGTATTGCCTCCATAGGAATGAATGCGGAGGGTAAATACTGGGGCAGTATCGGAATTCCCGACTACCTCAACGACCTCAACGCGATGCACGAGGCGGAGAAAACATTAAGCCAAAAAGACAAAAGAGAATACGCCTATCAATTAAATGGAGGCTATTACACTTCTGGTTTAGACGATACATTTGACATTGTTCATGCCACCGCAGCCCAACGCGCAGAAGCTTTTCTTAAAACAATTGATAAATGGATACAATGAATACAACTCAAATACAAAACGTAAAAGAATGGATCAAGGAATTACGTTCAGGCAATTGGAAACAGATCACTAATAAGCTTTGCACTGAAGATGGTTATTGTTGCTTAGGAGTAGCTTGTGAAATGCAAGGTATTTTAGTTCCATATCCATTATCAAGAAATATTAAAGGAATTATTGATTCATTAGGATACTTTGCAAGTGGCTTGCCAGATCATTATTGGTTCAAAGATTATTACGGTATAAATTTATACCAACAATTTGATTATATAACTAAAAATGGGGAGAAAGAAAAAATGACTCTACCAGAATTAAATGATTTCGGAGGATATACTTTCGATGAAATTGCAGATGTATTAGAAAACTATATTAAAGAAAAAAATGAAACCACACAAACATGCTGAGTTGATGATGGAATACGCCAAGGACGCAATGGAAACAGAAACGCCTTGGGAAAGATGGGAGTATTTCGATAATCAAGTTTGGAGACCACTGAGACAAGTTTATCCTATCTGGTTTACGAATACCCAATACCGCCGCAAGCCGAAGACTATTAACATCAACGGACACGAAGTTCCTGAGCCGTATCGTGGTGAGATGTCGTTGGGTGTATATTATTACACGCCCATCTTGTGGGGGCAAACTGGATATGATATATACACTTGGGATGATGCTTCCAGCGATAAAACCTTTAAGTCTAAGGGATTAATCCACTTAAGTAAAGAGGCGGCAATTGCTCACGCTAACGCACTAATATCCTTTACAATAAATGACATTAACAACACCAATATTTGATTTCTTTGATCAAGAAGAAAAAACTTTAGCCGCGACTAAAGAAAAAGAAGACTTAAAAAAAGAAATAGAAAATCATCACAAGTTTCTAAGAATGGTTTGGAAGGAATGGGATGGTCCTAAAGTAGATTCAACTACAATAGGCGGTTACTGCTCCGTGCATAGTCCTATAGTCCATTCAATAACTCATAATGAACAAAGATACCATTACATGGCTCCGTGCCGTATAGACAGCATTTCTGACGATTGCACAGAATTTGAAGTGACAATTGAATACGAAAAAGGCAGCACTTGTGAACATTATAATGGAGAACGCTTAAGGTTGCATATACTAGAAGTATGGGCTCCAACGCAAATGATAATCGCAAATCAACATGCCAATAGATAAATCATGATTGCTCAAACAAAAAGAAAAACAGGAGAGCATCGCTATACTACCATCAAAAAAAAACAATTGAAACCTTATGAAACACTAAATGGTATCTATAGCCAATATAATCATACTATGAAAACAGAAACAATTATGGCAATTGTATCTGATTTAAGAAGTCTTCCTGTAACGAAAGTGAAAGATAGCTATGAATTTCACCGTTATCGCGACCTTAAAAGAGAACTGCATAAAAGAGGAGTTAAAACATTTTAATTAAATAAACATATGAGAAAGAAACAAATGATTAAACGTGCTGACGGTTCAACATCACAACGTGGATTATATGATAATATCAGAGCAGCCGCAGGTTCAGGTAAAAAGCCAACCAAAGAAATGCTAAAACAAGAAGCAAAGATCAAACAAAAGAAAAAACCTAAATAATGTCCGAACTAATAATATCTCCTAAGATTAATAAGATTATACCAAAACCAACTAAAGGTCAATTGATTGAAGCCTTGCTTATTAAAGCAAAAGAATTGCACAAAAAAGAAGAAGAAAACAAAAACAAACTTCGCAAAGGAATCGAAAAACAATTACTTGATGCTGGATTAAGAGAACTTAAAAAAGCTAATCCAGATGAATTTCAACTTTGTGTAAATCCCTATCAAGAATCATCAAGTATTACATTATATTTATCTTCAACAGAATGTAAGCAATTAACAAAAAAAATAGCAAAATACAAAAGCGAACATTTCTATGAAGATAGAGCTAAAAAGAAAATTATTGATTCTTTAAAACCTCAAAATCCATTACTAAATAACAACCAAGTCAAAAAGACAATTGAAGATCTTGCGTTGCGAATATTTAGTAATGTTGAAACAATTGAAGCATAAACGCTACGCGCTGGATGTATATATGATTTCTGCATTGTCCCTGCTCATAGTTCCTTAAAGCCGTGAGTAAGTCGTGCATGACCAACAACGAGACAGAAGAATGGTCCGTAATCACCTGAAAACGTAAATGCGCGGTTCTTCCGCAAAAGGGTGCTTAAGATGACTGCTTGGAAAGACAAGTAATGGGAGCCCGTCAAAGGCGGGGTGACTACAGTAGTGCGCATCACGGGAAAGCTACACCCCCTCCCTACCATTTTCAGTAACAGACAAAAAGATCGGATAACAAATCAAGAGCCGGGCTGTAAAACAGAATCCCTGTGGAAACATGATCAACCTCTAAGCCTAGGCATAGACAATTGAAACAGGGGCGCGACTGTGTAACGCGTAAACTTTAGCCAAACTAAACAATATGAATAAACTAATTACAGAAGAACAATCATTGAAAGCGCCTGAAGTGCTTAAAACAAACGATGAAATTATCGACGCGATTAAATACATCCTCAAAAGCAATGATGTTAAAATTGGAACTAAACGAGCAAGAACTATTGAATGCTCTTTTATCTAAGGTATGATTGTGGCTGATAACCGCTATGCTCGTAATGCTTTCCTTACGATTTGTCTTATGTCTGGAAGATCAATTATTGACTGGGACAAGTAAGAATATTATCAATTAATCATGAAGATCATTTACGTAAGACCAGTTAAGACATTTACAATGCTTGGGACGGCCATCAAAATAGTTCCAGAAGAAGTTTACCCTGCTGTAGTAGCCAAGAACCTTCCAGAATGGAAAGAGCGTGGACAAGTCTATGTAGGAGGAGAGTATGGACTTATATTGGAAACTGGAGAATATGAAGTAGTAAAAGGTTATAAGCCTAAATTCATAGAAGACGACTATTAATATGAGATATGAAATAATTTTAATAATTTTAATTTTTATCGCCTTGATTATTTACAACTTATGCAAAAACAACAACTATGAATAAAGAAGAACGCATTGAACAATGGACAAAAAAAATTGAAAAGATTGTTTTTAATTATAAAGACCTAAGTAAATGGTGCGACGCAGCTGATAGTGCTGGAGTGTTAAATTGTTCAGGACCTTTGTTCCACGCCATTTGGTCTGCATTTGAATCTATGCTCCAAATGGTAGATAGACACGACTGGATCAGTTGGTATTTATTTGAAAACGACTGCGGTGCGAAGAAAATGGAAGCTGGACATGACGGCAAAGTCAGTAAGATTACCACATCAAGACAACTAGCCAAAATAATTGTAAAAAGCGAAGAACGTCAAAAACAATAATATTATGGCATTGCACGAAGTATCAACACCACCAATTAAAGTTTTAGTTCGAAGAGAGTTCATGCTTGATCACAAAGCAGGGCATGGAGAATACGAACTCGGAGTTATGATTTCAGTTCGGTCAATACCCGGCAATGGAGCTTTATTTCAAGTGTTGCTTGAGAACGGAGTGTTGAGAGACAAACTGCCAATTCATGCCTTACATCACGTTGAGCATGAACACGAACATCCGTTTCACCATCTTCAACTTTGGAATTGTTTTAGCTCAAATTTCAACTTGGTTGAGTTGCAATACATTTCTGGTTTGATTGTTGAAGTTAGGTTGAAGTCTGGCAAATGGGCAAGGGGGAGATACTTATGGACAATGCAATGGGGATCAGACATGACACATGGCATTGACCTTTCGCTTGCAGTCGATCCAGCAGAGCATAAAAGTGCACATTTTATTGAACTTGATAACGGAGAATATGCCCTTCAGCCAAACAACAGACTGCGTTGGTTTGAACCGTCTCATGTTACCAAACCATATCCAGAGAAACCTGATTACAAGGTCAATACTGACGAATGGAATTGCGAAGCTTACGACAAATGGGCAACAGAAGACTCCGACGCGTGGGCATACAACGTAACTGAAGAGACTTAAAAGTAAACAATTCATAATATGATCCAATCAGAAACACCGATAACTGATGAAAAACAATTACAGTGTGAATCACTGAGTGACCTAGAGTGGGGCTTCGAAGGATGGACTTTAGCAAAACAACACGAAATAAAGATTACCTTGCTAGAAAACACATTGCTCAATGATCATGATGCAGCTAGAACAGAAGGATTAGAGTTAAATGAAGCATTAATCGCTATTACCAAACAGCGCGACAAGTTAGCTGAGGCTGTTAATGCTGCAACCATACTAATTGCAGCTAAAGGCAGACACAACACCATGCTTGCTTATGAGGGATTACGCAAAGCACTCCAATCCCTAACCCCGAACGAACTATGAGTGGGCAATGCAAGAAATGTGGCTGGGATGGATGCGTATGCAATAACGACCTACAAACTATACCAAATGACCTATCTATGACCGATAACCAAGACAATAAAACACCATCACGAAGATATACTTGCGAAATTTGCGGTAAAAAAGGTAGAAGAAGCAATGCCAAACAAAAACGCAACAGACCTGCTATTTGCCCACCTTGTAAAAAATACAAACTATATAGAGAATATGTTCAACCAAGCAGTATCCTGCTGGATAAAGATACGATGTATAAATCTTTGCTCATAAAATATCAAGATTTGATTGAAGAGAATAAAAATCTAGAAAATTCTCTTGCAGATCTACAATTTCAAAATAATCAACTACAAGAGTTGTCACAAGCAGTAGTCAATCGCTGGGAGACTCCACTTTGGAAAGAAACAAAATCTACTGCTGAATACATTTACGCTTTAAGGAATTACCTTAGCGAGACTTCAAAATAATAATTTAATAAAATGAATAACTTAAAACAAGAAATAGTAAGTTTCCCAAGTCCATTTAAACGTGCATTGATGAGGAATAATTACTCTAAAGGTGACTCACAATTCAGCGTAACAGGGCTTCTTTCGCCGCCATTACGCACTTGGCTCGCTACACTCCACGAAAAAGAAGAAAGCGCCTACGGGTCATTCTCTGCCCTTCTTGGGACAGCTATTCACCACATCTTAGAGAATAATGTAGATGCTGAATCGGGAGAAATTGCAGAGAAGCGTGTGTTTGCAGAGATTTGTGGGGCAAAAGTGAGTGGTCAGATGGATTTGTGGGAGAATCGCACTATGTTTGACTACAAGAGCACACGTGGCGTTCAAGAATGCATGAAACCAGATCACTACAAGCAAGTGAATATGAATGCTTATTTAGCCAAACTAAACGGCATTGAATCAGATAATGTAGCAGTAGTTTATATTCAAATGGATTGGTCTTACATGCAATCAACTGTGAATCCAAGCTATCCTCAAAGCCCATTCAAAGTATTTGTTCATCCATACGATGAAAAAATGGCAGTAGATACATTTAACAAAGCAATTCCAGAGCATTTAGAAGCACTCAAGGGTAACGCTCGGCTATGCACTAAAGACGAAAAATGGCAAAAGGACGACACCTTTGCTCTAATAAAACCAGATGGCAAAAGAGCATCTAAAGTATGCAACTCTCTACAAGAAGCTAATGCAGAAATAAAACCCGGACAAATCATTCAAGTCCGTAAAGGTGAGAGAACATTTTGCGATAATTTCTGCGGCTTTAAGAATCATTGCTATCAATACAAGCAAGAAACACTTGAAATTAATTCAAATAAAAGTGAAATGTAAGCGCTTCGCGCTTGAGTTAATAAGTATATGTCTATAAATAATTTCCCAAGAGAAGCAGTCAAGTTCATGGAACGCCATGGTATTGAACGTGATTCATTCAGCTTTAAAGATGATGATGTCTACATTGAAATAGATGATGTAGATATTGCTTTTGATTTCAGAGAACTTATGCTTCAACACTCTTCTTGTTGTTTAGTATCTCACCCAGAAACTAAAAAGCCAACACTACTCATCCACAACTATCTCACATATAACGAAATAAAATAATGACAAACGTATTCCAAGCAATCAACCTCCCAATAGGAGGACAAACCATATCACTCGGTCCTGTAACCGTATCAGCTAAGTATCCACCAAAAGCCACCTCTAAAGGCACAATGATGCGTAGTATCCGCGTTACTGATGCTTCAGGACAAATTGACATCACTCTCTTTGGAGATTCCGCCAATCTTCCTATTGTAGATGGAATGGTAACTACCTTTAAAGGAGCTCTTAAAAGAGGTGAGTATAATGGATCTCCTAAGCTTCAAGCTGACAAGGGTATCACTATCGACGGAGCAAACGCACCAGCAGGGCAATCAGCTCCAGCAGGAGCTACACAGCAAGCCTACAGCGCTAAGCCAGCACTAGATAACCTAGAACTAGCCCGTCACATGGCTGAGTTTACTGTGGAGTATCTAGGTGCATTGCAAGCAGCTGGAGTTGGTAAAGAGTTTGCTGAAAAAGCAGCTGTATATGCTCCTCAATTTGCTGCTCAATGGTTCCATGGTGAGAAATATCCTTGTATTCGTGTAGAGACACGCGTAGAAGAAGACGATCAACCTTACTAATGATTTCATAGATGGCAGTGTTGGTCCGTGCTGTTGTATAATCCTATGACTGAAAGATTCCAAATCTTCTCAGAGTTAACGGACCGCCATCTTCATTATGACATGTCTAATGACAGCGTGAAAAAGAAGATGCGTCGGTTAGCCGAGGCTTCTTGAGCGAACGTAACGAAATGACGTTGCCAGACACCGTAACTGGCTCTAATAATGGTTACTGTTGATTGAGCCAATCGAAACAGCTCTATATACACCAAATGAATGATCGCCAATGAGTAGTGCACTACAAGAAGTGGAATGACCAGAGAGTTCCTGATACGTTATTCATCGTCAGAAAAACAGGAAGTAACCACCTTTTCAAAAAATATAAATGAGAAAACGCAAAGCAAAAAAGATCCCTAAAAAGAGATTAGACATACCACGTCCACGTAATGGGGGTGAATGGACTGAAGCTCGTTTTAATTCTTTTATCAAGTCAGCTTTGCGTGGGGCTAGATGGCCTCAGAAGTATGTATGCATTCGTAATGCTTATGTAGAAGATGGGCTTAATCCTAAGACAGGAAGGAAGTGCAAGCTTCATCAATGCCCACAATGTGATAACTTATTTCCTCAAAATCAAATGGTAGCAGACCATATTGAAGCAGTAGTCGGACCAGAAGGTTTTACCAACTGGGATGATTATATTCGCCGTCTCTTTTGTGAAGCAGATGGATTCCAAGCAATCTGCAAAGATTGCCATAACCGAATCACCAATCACGAAAAACAAACAAGAAAAAACCTTAAATCCTCTCAGTTGAAATTACTATAAACCAACAACAAATCGAAAGAAAACAAACAAAATGGCACATAACATAGAAAAACGTGATATCCAAGCAGGTATCGACCAAGCATGGCACGGACTCACTACAATCGTAGATAAAGTAGAACGCAGTAATTCAATGCCTTTCGAGGTAGTTGAAAGCCCAATTTACTACAAGATTCAAAAGCCAGATCAATATGGCTTGATGCAAGATGTAATGGTTCAAGATCCTGAATTCAAAACGCTTCTAGCTAATGATGATTGGCTTCCAGTAGGTCAACCTTACGGAGCTAGTTACTGCCCGACATCTATTCGTATGTTCTGGGAAATCATCTCTAAAGGCATGGGAGACACTCCATATGATATTATCTCAGCAGGAACAGTAGATAACCGCCAAAAAATATTTGCATCGCTCAAAGTGTCAGATGGTTTCCGCATTGGTGATCGTGAGTTCAAAGATTATATTACATTGCTTGACTCATTTGACAAAAGCACTTCATTACAAGCACGTTACTCAAATATCTGCGTAGTTTGCGCTAATACGTTTGCAGCTAACATGCAATCAGGCACACAGATCGGTAAAGCTAAGCACACTCAAATGATTGAGATGAACGTAGTTCGACTTATTGAGGCTATTGATCACTTCTCTGGAACATCAAGCACTTACAAAGCCAAGCTTCAACAAGCATTCGACACCCCATGCTCGCGCGATGAAGCACGTAGCTGGTTAATGGGTATTGAAGCACGTAATACAGATAAGCTTACCAATGGACTTAAACAGAAGATTGCACGTCAAGTTGAGTTGTTCGAAGCTGGTAAAGGCAACGAAGGACGCAACCGCTTAGATGCTCTCTCTGCCCTTACAGAGTTCCATAGTCACGAAAGTTCAAATCGCAAAGATGATGATGCTCAATATATGGCTTCCGAATGGGGAGCTTCAGCAGGCATCAAGACACTTGCAGCAACTCGTTTGCAAGCAGACTGGGATAAACACGTCAAACATGGTGATCGTATTCTTGCAGAAGATCGCATTCCAGCAATGGCATCATGAGCAAATTCACCCACACCTTTGATGTTTGCTTCTCAGTGGAGTCAAACGAAGAAGATCCTGATCATATTAAATCAGATGAACTACTAGCTGGAATGGCTACAAGGCTATCTGAGTTAATGACTGAAGAACTGGATCATACTATTGATGTCACAGAAGCATTTGGATACTGTGATACTACGGAATCATGAAAACTTACACACATCCACAGGAAACTTGGGATAAAAAAGAATGCGCAAAACGAGCAAAATACGCACCAGCCAATGTTTATGGTGACAAACCACCAAAAGGCATCATAGCAAGTAATGCCTCAAGCTATCCGCAATATGGGCAAACAATTCGTTTTAATGGTGGAACAGTAATAGATGAACAGTGGTATGAGGCTGTAGCCGTGCCATTGCCATCAATTCCTGACACTTACGAATTTGTGAACATTAGCGGTTGGGGAAAGCGCATTCAAATTATCACAAAATCATGAACACTTCACATACACCCGCACCTTGGTCATTCCAAAAAAACAATAATGGAAGTCTTGATTTTTTTGGAGAAGACGGGAAAAGAGTAATTATAAATAACGTTCATTTAATGAATCGTGATGCCAACGCTCACCTCATTGCCGCTGCTCCAGATATGCTCGATGCTCTAAATGTAGCTTTAATGTGCATGATTGGATACACTCATCGAAATGAAGTGATTGACAATGCTATTGAAAAAATTAACGAATCAATCAATAAAGCCACTGGACAACCAATACCTATTTAGCCAACCTAAACAAATCATATGATTACACTATATTTCAAGGGGATTCCCCTCATCGAAGAAGATTATTACACGATTTCAGAAGAATTTCAGATTACCTACGATATGGTAGCTGAAGCTGTCTCTCAAATCCGCTCAAAAGGAGAACCACTATACGCACAATACATGGGAGTTGCCCGTGAACGTATCCGTAAAATGGCAAAACACATCTCAACAACACAAGAAATTATGCAAGAACAAGAACCAGAAGAAGTAATTGATGCTCATGATGAGCCAGAAACAACCCTAGAACAAGCTGAGCCAGCTCAAAAGACTGAGCTACAGGAAGTAGTAGGAAACGCCGCTGTGAGCCTAATTAGGGCAATGGCAGATACCAATGATGGTTCGTTCATTATCAGTGAAGATGGTTGCTGCGTAGTTAATCCAGAAAAACCACCTGAAATCACTCATGCCTACCAAGTAGTAGAAAATGTTTTGAAACTTCGTGAGTTAGCTCCCGCTGTTGATGATAAAAGTGCATGGATGCTTGGGTCTATTGTAGCTTCGCTGGAGGAATATTTTGGTGAAGATTTCAGTATCTCTCAAGTATGTGCTATTGAAAGTGCTGCTTACAATACAGTCGCCCAAAAAGTTGGCGTATATAAAGCATTCCAAGATAAGCGATACGACCTTAGCTACAGCCATCATCAAGAAGCTCACTACGCAAAAATCCCAGATGCTTCAAAGAAAACAATCCTTTCTAAAGCAGAAGCATACGAACTTAGCACTAAAAATGTAAGAAGTCTTTGCTCTATCGTTAAGAAGATGGATGACGATCAAACGATCAAAAACATCCGCAGCAAAGAACAAGCAATGAGCTTAATTGACGCATACAAAGATTCAAAAACAACATACTACATCATTAAAACTACAGGAGTATCCAAAAAGAATGGTCTTATCGGAGATGTTCCAATTGGCGATGTAGTAATTGATGTGAAAAATAACAAGGCTTATTTCCAAGGAAAAGCCATTGATATTGAAAAAGCATAATGGATAGCAAGAAAGATGAATTTGAAAAACTGGTGTTGATGTTTGATAAATTCAACCACCTCACCAGTCACTTTCAAATCGAAATGGCTGATGCATTACTTGAGAACGCTCCAAACAAAAAGGATCTTGAGAAATACGCAAAGGCTTCAGAAGAAGTAATGCAGCAACGTATTGACAAAGCTGTATACGCTTTTGTAGGAGCAATGCCATTGGCATCCATAAATGGTATCAATCTATTTATGAATGCCTTGGCTTTGCATTCCAATCTTACGGGGAATACTACAATGCATGACGTAATCGAAAAACTTAATCACATCAACTTAACAGCAGAAGAAAACTAAATGAATCACGAATCTAATTTTTACGACTTACAACAATTAAAAGATGCGCTCAGTGGGAGAATAGATGAATTCATTTTAAGTCTATATCCAGAAGCTAAACGTGAAGCTAGTTGCTATAAAGTAGGATCTATTGACGGAGAAAAAGGTGGATCATTTATGATTAGCACTCGTGCCAATAACCCCGGCTACTTCATCGACTTTGCTGACCCTGAGATGAAGGGTAATGCATGGAGACTTGTATCAATTAGACAAGGCATCTCAATCAGAGAAGGTATTGCTTGGCTTGCTCATTTCCTTAATGTTCCTCCAGTTCAATCATTTGGAGCAATAAGCCGTGCTAAAGATCCAGAGAAACTTGCAAATGAAATGGTTGAGCTTAATGAAGCTTCAATATCATACGCAGCAAAACGTGGTATCACTGAAGACACTTTACGTAAGTATGGTATTGGCTCAGATCGCCGCAAAGGTTTACTATTTCCCTACTACGATGCCTTTGGTAAACTAGGCATGGTAAAGCATTGGGGATTAGAGCCTAAAGCAGACGGAAAGAAAGACACTTGGATTATGCCATCTATGGATGCAGTTCAAAGCTTGTTCGGTAAAGACGTATGCGATCCAGAGACAGACCTGCAACGCCTTATTATTACTGAAGGTGAATGGGATGCTATGGCTTGCTGGCAACTAGGACTCCCAGCGGTATCCATCCCTATGGGTGCTTCCAACATGAATTGGATTACAGAAGACTATCAGTTTCTGTCACACTTTGACGAGATTGTATTACTTTTTGATAATGATGACGCAGGTAAGAAAAGCGCCAAAGAAGCTTCAGCTCGACTAGGAACAGAACGTTGCTTGATTGTCACATTGCCTCTTAAAGATGCTAATGACATGCTTAGATCAGGACGTGGTGCAGAGATTAAAAAGCTCATAGAAACAACCACAAGAGAGCCTATGGCAGAGATTGTGGATTCAGGCTCAATCCTAGAAGCTACTCGATCCTACATGAAGGGAGATCACTTAACTGAAGGTGATCCATTCTTCCTTCCTGACTTTGCCCTTACATTCAGAAAACATGAGATGACTCTTTGGTTTGGTTTTTCAGGACACGGCAAATCTACTGCTGTAGGTAATCAGATTGCCTGTTTAGCAGCTAGAGGAAAACAAGCCTGTGTAGCATCTTTTGAGCAGCCACCAGAAATGACCTTTGCTCAAATCCTTACTCAATATACAGCTTACCCCAACCTTCCTTACACAGAAGAATTTATTCCAGCTTTTAACCATTTATCTAAACACGTCTTCATGTATAAAAGCATGGAGAAAGTTAATCCTAAACACCTAATTAGCACATTCATCCACGCTCACAAACGATACGGTATTGATACATTCGTTATTGATAACGTAATGACTATGCAAATTGACCGTGGAGATAACACAGCACAAGCAGAAGCCGCCGATCTAATCCGCGTATTCGTAGCCAAATACCCCGTGCACGTCCACCTTGTAGCTCACCCAAGAAAACCACCAGAACACACAAACAAACCCCCATCCATCTCAGACATCCGAGGAGCGTCTGAATGGGGAGATATGGCATTTAATGTCATAGCTATCTGGCGTGATACAAATAAAGCTGAAAGATTAGCTGAGATGGATTGTGACGACTTCACTAAATCAGATCGTAAAGCATTTTTTGATTCAACTCCGTGTGGTAAAATTATCGTCCGTAAACAACGTGCTACAGGTCAATGGCCTATGACTTCGTTTTGGTTTGATGATGTATCCAAACGATTCATGGCAAAGCCCGGATATCCTCTCCCTATGTATTCAGATAAACCTTGGTAAACTATAGCAAACTTAGTAACAATGATATCAGAATCAAAAGATCAATCATTTAATCTTCAAATTGCTAGTTACACAGCAAAACATATTGCAGCAGCAACTGGATGCAGTTTACCTACAGCATATGATTGGAAGTCAGGACGACGTAAACCAGTTAAATGGATACAAGCACGTTATATTGAAGACATAAGCAACCATAAACCACGAACTACTATGCCAGAATCAGAAGATCTTACAAGGTATACAGCGCCGCCAGATAATCCACCTGAGCAACCAACATACCTCCTCTCCCAGATACTCCGACATGTCGAGAACTGGGCTCCGAATCCATACAACTATCACCACACAATTGACGAAGTGCGCGATATCCTGAAGGAATCTATTGCCAACCTTATAGACGAAGATAACGGAATTGATACTATTTAATCAATGAAAGACCTAGAAAAATCAATAGGGATGCACCGTCGAGTTAAAGGCGTTGGAAAATCAAATAAAGGCGATCAATTTGGAACCTTTGAATTTAGATGGAGACACAATGCCTACTCCTTTGAGCGTAAAGTAGTATGTGAAGTGATAAAGATTTTTGGCTGGGAACGGCTTCATATAGTTGTTCATGAAGCTAAAAACGATAGATTTCATCTACGCGCACCAATACATGCCGAAATTCAACGACTATTACCTTTGTTTTTTGAACCTAATGAATTACCAGTGCAGTTTCATCAAGCTGATACTAGATCAAGAGAAGGAGTTACATTATGGTATTCAAAGGAATTTATAGAATCAACTAAAACGAATTTAATATGTCCCTTTAGTTAACCTAAACTATGAATAAGAAAATAAAAGTATTAAATAATAAAGAATTAAATAAGCTTTATAACGAAATCTCAAATTTTAGAGCGGCAACTTCTTATGATAAAGAAGGCAATCCAATTTACAAACTAGCATTCAACGGAACTAAGGAAGAATTTGAAGAATTAAAGAAAAAATTAATTAAATAAAAATATGAAACCAGAAACACATAAACTTGCAGATGAAATTACTTACGGACTTGGACCATTGTTCCGTGTTAACCCTGACTATGGAACTATTTTATCGGCTATGTGCATAGTAATGGCAAGAGTTATTCAATCTACACCAGAAATAGGTAAGGAAGCTAGAGCATATGAATATGCTTGTGAGAGGATTGGATTGGTTTTAGCAGAATTCCTAAGAACAGAAACTGAATTAGATGCAAAAAAAGAAGATCAAAAAGAAAAGTTGGACGCAGGAATTGACGCATTTGCTGAATTTGCAGCAACCGACAAACAAGAATGTGCCAATCAAGGAGAAGAAAACATCATCCCATTTAAAGCAGAAGCCCGTAAAGAAAATCCTACCACTTAAATTGCACGAGAATGGGCTTAGAATCGCTCGTAAGCGCTCCAAGGCTAGTTCTCTCAGGAAATCATTACTAACGTCCTACAAGGCATCTCATGCGGAATTACCAACTCAAGCGGTTTGTGCCGTCTGCGGAATCCCGTGCGCGTCTAGCAGCATGGAAAAACACCACGTCGCTGGCAGACGAAAAGCCGCGTTCTGTTTCTACATCCTCCTCCATTCAGACTGCCACCGTAGAGTGCACGATAACCCAAAGTGGGCGGAAGAAAAAGGATTGCTTGCCAAAGGCCGTAATAGTAAAGAGCTTACTATCGAATATGCAACTGAGCTTGTTCGACTAATGCCGCATCCACCTACTTACTGCATACCTATTCTCACTAAACACCAATCACTATAAAATTATGATACAAATCGACCAAAAAATTACTATATGGGAACGTTTTTCAATAGAAGATGAAAACGAAGAAGAACTAATGAAGTTCTTGAATGAAAACCCAGAAGCTACCAGCCTAGAAATTTACGACTGGGCTTACGGCATTGGTATTGATCCAGTGTCTGAAATAGTAGAAGGATCTGATGAGTTACTTACATATGAAGATAATCATATGCAACCAACGTTAGAAATAACTATTGGAAACAAAGTTCTTCACATAAGCTAATCACCACTTCACTTTGTCAGCCCAATAAGCAGCACTCATTTTACCCTTGGCGATGTTACTACCATGACGAGCTTTGAATGAAGCTCTTTTGGTCTTCATTGCTTGACTCTCTCCCTGTTTAGGAGCTCCTGCTGTCTTAGCACCTTGCTCTCCAAATCTGATTGTCTTAATTTTATCACCAGTTTTGGCGACAACTACATGGCTTTTTTTAGGGTGGGATGGAGTTCTCTTAGGTTGATTATAACCAGATACTCCAATTTTTGCTAATCTACTATCTTTTGGCTTTGCTGACATACAAATAAACAAGCACATTAAATTTAAAATAAAAGAAAAAAAATAACATGAGAACTCCTAAACAATGGGTCCATATTTGGTCGCAATCAAAAGCTTCTAATTTAATTAATTCTATCCTTGAAGGAGAGCAAATTGTTGAAGCTACACAAAAAGAAGCTTTGTCTAATGCTATGAAAAAAATATCTGACAAAAAAGAACTAGAAATAGCTCAAACAATTATTTCTAATCAAAGAATACTAACCGATTATCTTAATCAAGAAGTAATAAGATGGAAAGAAAAGTATCACGAATCTCGCCGTTATTTACGACAAGCCAATAAAGGAGCAGAACGAAACAATTTAATCATCCAACTGCAAGCAGAACTAATAAATAAACTAAGGTCATTAATCTAAATGAGGCCAACCTACGAACAAGAATCTGACAGGAATAATGAACATTATGTGGCTGCTCTTTATTGCAAGAAAGGTTACACTTTTGAAATGACTCCTAAGTTTTTTGACTTTGATGTAGCTTATTTAGAAAATGACATTATCAAAGCAGTAGCAGAAATTAAATGCCGAACTCATAAATACGGTGACTTCCCTACATTCTTTATTTCAGCTGAAAAACTAAGAAAATTACACGCACTTCATATCTCAACTGGTCTACCTACATTGATCATAGTAAGCTGGTCTTGTGGCACTGTAGGACACGTTATGATCCCTGTAGATGTTACAGTTACCATAGGAGGTAGAACTGACCGCAACGATGCTAAAGACATTGAGATGCTAGTTCACATACCAATAAATAAATTCACACTTAAGAAACAATGAACAATATGTTTAATAACGCAATCGGGGAGCTAACTTGCTTAGCTTCAATCGCAAAGGAAGACGCAAACAAAGAGTTGGAGCATCCTGATAAAAAAGAATATCTGCTTAACCATGCAAACTCACTTAGAGATGCAGCTAGGTTTTTAGAAGTAGCACAAATGGGTGGGCTTACTGCTTTAGTAAGTGCTGTAAGACAATGGGGCTTAGACAAAGGAATTACAGGACAAAAAGGTAAAGCAACGCCAATTAGCCAGTTACATAAACTTACAGAAGAAGTAGAGGAAATCCGAGAAGGCTTACTCAAAAACGATCAGCATGAAATTATTGATGGCATTGGTGATTGCACAGTTGTTTTGATTTTGTTGGCTGAACTTGTAGGAGTTAAGTTTGAAAATTGCTTGCTTGCTGCTTATCAAGAAATTAAAGACCGCCAAGGAAAAATGGTTGACGGAATGTTCGTCAAGGAATCATAATTTTAGCCAACCTAAACAATGCGTTGTCATCTAATAGTAGGACCTCACTAGAGATACTGAGGAATGTGGGTGCAACTCCTGCCAACGCTCCATCTTACCAAACAAATAATATGCAATCACGCAAAACACCAAAAAAAATTGGAGCTAAAAAAGCTACCAATAAAACTGTAGTAATAATTCCTGATCTCAATCAGATTACTAAGGAACAATTATCCGAAGAAGATATGATTGAACCTGATTCTTTTCAAGAATATGCACCTCCAGAAAAAGCAACGGTTAAAGTTATAACAAAAAAAGGAGCTATTTCTTTAATTGAATCCGATCGACAAGATTTAGGACAAAATAGTTACAATAATTCAGATGAAGAATTAGAAGCCGTAATTGACGTTAAAGCTAAAGTGCATGCCGTAGCACCATTGCAACAGGCAACGCCAGTATTGGGCTCAGGAAGCCCTTTAAACGAGATTGAGCTTGAGACTAAGACTATACCAGAGAATGCCGCAGAAACGATAGGAGAACTTATTGAGGGGCTTAATTACCTATTCTCTTTAATCAAAGACGTAAGGGGATCACGCGGTCTTAAAGAACACGACGAACAAATCTTACGAGATGCAGTAAAACGTGGACGCGAATTGATCGTATCACTTGAAGGCTAATTACTAATGCCATCCCTCTATAATAAGGGGGGTGGCTTTTTAACAAAGGAGTTTAATGAAAAAGAAAAAACAAGCAGATATCAACAGGATACTAGAACTTCTTGGAGCAGATCCAGATGAGATTGTTCCAAACAACTTTAAAGACGCTAAGCTCTTGCACGTCTCAGAATATGAAGACTTACCTGCTAAGACAGAAAAAAAAAAATGTCCTGAGACTGGTAAAATGATGTATATGTCTGAGAGTATGGCAAAACAAGCTGCCAGATCACGTCTAAACAGAGGATCAAACGTTAATAAAATTAGATGCTATCTTTGTGAACATTGCCACCATTGGCATATGAGTTCTAGTTTTCATTAAGTCTACGTTGCTCTATTTGCTTTTCTCTCATTTCTTCCAATTGAATAGCTTTGTTAAGCTTATCCATTTGTGCCGATCTGAACTCGCGCGTAGATATTACATTGGAAGCCATAACTTTCATGTAATCAACTATAGTGATATCATCCAATCCTATAGCTTTTAATGTAGTATAAGCGTTCTCACTGTAATTATATAACTGAGCAGATGGTGCTGACATCAATGATGCAGCCTCAAGCCAATTATTAGATTTATCGTAAATGCGAACACCCTTCTTCTCGCTATTAGTTTTAGCAACTTTCATGTTGTCTCCAGTAGCAAGTAAACGCTCAGACATATCATCTGTAATAAACTGTTTTAAAACAGAAGATGCAGGAGAATAACCAGCTATTGAACCAACGCCCGGAACTGCCTGAGAAAGCTCAAGTAGAATTTTACTTGTGATGTCAGCATACATTGATTTCCTTGCAGATTCTGGATCTCTCCACTCTTTAATAGCATTAGAACCTGAACCAAATATAAACTCTTTAAGTTGTTTAGTAATAAAACCAGTATCATCATCTGATTTCATAATGTAATTAGCAAACTCAGCACCAGCTACAGTAGCCTCATCATCATCATCACCACTAGCTTTAGCTATAGCCATCCCAACAAGCGGAAGTAATACCCTTGGCTTGATAAATTGGAACATAATGTTTTGTCCAAGAGTTCCAACAAAGTTTTCTATTGCTTCTTGTCTCATGCGGCGACGACCCATGTTTTTGGCTCCCGACATATCCTCAATAGTAAATAACTTCTTGAAGTTTGTTTGCCATTCAATTTCACCAGTAACTTTGTTTAACGTTTTAAAGAATGGACTTGAAACATGAATCCCCAACGCTGGCCAAAATGCCGTAAGGTTACTTGACGTGCTTGCAGTATGGTTACTGAACCGTGTTGTGCTACGTAATACTTGATTCCAGCCCGGATGTGTAGTGCGAGTTTGGAACAAGAATCCCTTCTTAGCTTGGTCGGCTTGACCAAACATATCATTAACTTTCATACGAGCATAGTTAGCCGCTTCAGGATTAATGCCTTTAAGGTTTGATTCTTTAATTAACGCCTCAACACTATCGTATGTTTGAACACTAGGGTCTGCCGCATTCATCCGATTAAGCTCACCCAGCAACTCAGACATATACAAAGCACGAGAAACTAATCTCTCACCACTAGCAATAGTAAGATCCATACCAATCTCTGTAAGATTCTCGATCTCCTTAAATATCCTACCAGCAATCTGCTTATGTATCCCGTAGCCATATCTGTTCGTGCGTCTAGATACAATCTTGTTTTCTTCCATTCCATCGCCACCACGAATGATATTCAATGGAGATAGGTTATTAACTGCATTTTCTAGATTATTAGCAAAGACATCTGGAAGACTTAATGTGCCACGGCTTAACTTATTGATTCTTCTTGATAACATAGATGCTCCATATTTAGCCAATATGGTAACAAATTGTTTTGCTCCATCAACGTCGCCAACAGCAAGTTTTTTAATTGGAGTAAAGACGACAGCAGGAACAGTTTGGACAAGTAATTGCTGAATCGAGAATAAAGCACCGCCAATAAATTGAGTGCTGAGCCATTTGGCTTGTTCACCCATAAGAGTGTTGACGACTCCTTTTTGTGAATCATTTACAATATCACTTTCAAACTCAGCCGCTACGTTAGCCAAGGCTAAACGTTGTTCTCTATATGCGCGGTTATAATAATCATTGTCATTCGCTGCAATAATAGTTGAACCATCAATGGTATCCATTTGAGTATCAGGATCAATAACCCTACGACCAAATGCTTTGCGAAGAACATTGTAGTTTGGGGCTACGTTCATACGATATAATGCATCATCTACCAAGCTATCTAAACCAGTAATGCCATCTATGTTAATAGGTCTTAATGTAGCCTTAGTAACATTACGATTATATCTGCCCGGCTTTCCAAACATTGCCGATTCAGTAATGGAAACCAATTCAAGAGGGTCTTCTTTATAGTTGTTCTCTTGAACAATACGCGCAGAGCCCGGAACGTTTGCATGAGTGTAAAGCATTGGAACAATTGAATTTATTCCAGAAATAATACTCTTATCCGATTCTGGTTTGAAGGACATTACACGAGTAATCTCAATAGCATCAGCAATACCTTTGAAGATTTCCACGATATCTTGTCCATGCTTAACAATGCCATCAGCCATATCGCTTCCTTTAAGCAAAGCCTTTTGTGCTTCTTCAATTTTAGCTAAAGTATATTCATCACTTCTGCGTTCTGCTTGGTGCTCATTAAAGATGTCCTTAAGCATATCCGTAATGGCATCAGTTGCTGGCACATTCCGCATTAATTCAACATGCTCATCGGAAGCCCAACGACTTATGATATCTTTGTTTTGAGTTAATTGAGCCTTTCTAAGGCGATGCATATCAGTAACTCCTGCACGGAATCCTTCAATTTCATTTCTGAAGCGCTGCTCAAGAGATCCATCTCTAGCAATCTTTATGCCCTCAAGCCATGCCCATGTGCGAGCTTTAGCTTGGTCTAAAGAATTTGATCCTAGAAGCTCATTCTTCTGAAGATGTTTCTTTCTGCTGGCAGCTAGTTTATTTTGGACTGCACGTTTCTGAACTTCATATCCAGTGCGTCCCGAATTACCATCAAATCCACGATCTAGATATACTTGAACGCGAATAGCTTCACTATAAGCACCCCAATCGTTAATAAACTTAGCCCTTTGACGCGCGTCTTGATGCTGAATGTATTTAGAATTAAAGCTTTGTAATGCACTTGGACTTAACACAAGACCAGAGATCATCTTATTTAAAATGTCTGCTCCTTGAAGTTCCGAGAATACATTATTAAATACGCTTTCAATTTGAAGATCGCCAATTTTATTAAGAAGATCTTGAGTTAAAGCTAAATCAGTATTTAAACTACCATCTGCATTTCTGAGATTAAACTTAGCAATAAATCTATCTACCTCGCCAAGTGTCCCTCTTTTAAGTAACTCACCTTTATCGCTTACTTGATCCCTGCTAAGGTTTTTATTTCCTTTAGCGTAAACAATATCGCGGATAAATGGTTCATATCTTGAAAACGCAGCTACAACATGCTCATCATTGAAATCATATTTTTGCTTATCATTAAGTTCTTTAGATCTCGTCATTGTAAGTGCTTCAATAACTTTATTTTTATAGCCTTGAATGACAGCATCGGCAACTTCCTTGCGTGACTTACCTTTTAAGTTAGTCTCAACCATATTGCCATTGCCATCATCTGCTATGACATACATATCCTCATCATAAGATCCATTAATGTAATCTTCAGAATACTTAAATGAAGACATTGGAACTGCATTAGTTCTATTTGACGGAATAGCATCTAAAACGATTGTTCTTACTTTTTCCCTGACTTGGCTTGGCTTCATGCCTTGAGCACCGAATCTTTTTTCTAGATCTCGTTTAAAGTCAGTCGGAGCCATCATAATCCAGACACCATCTTGTTGAACTAGATGACCAAACATTTCTGCCCTTGCTTCAGCTCCTTTAGGGTTCTTAAGAAGCTTGATTACAGCGTTTTGTCTACTTGAACCAGTTGCTGTGATAATAGTGCCTACGCCCAATTCAGGATCAGCAAGTGCAGCCAAAAGATCAGGACTCAAATCCGCAAAACCAATCTCAGCTTCTGAAATATTCTTTTTCATCAATGCCATACGCTCATTGGCAAGCATTGTCTCGGCTTTGATTGAATCAGATGTTTGTTCCATCATCTGTCTATAGTTGTAATCAGAACCAGCTGACTGATTGTTTTTAAGAATCTTCAAAGCATCATCTGCATAGACCTCAGCAAATTCATTTAACGCATCAATAATTGCATTAACCTTGATTACAAAGTCGTATCTTTCTTCTGGGCTTAACTTACTTTGTTTTTCTTTTAAGATCTTGCTCAGTTCAGTTACGTCAACCTCTGGGCGAGAAGCAATATATTCAGGAACAAATTGTAAATTAACTCTTACCTCATCATTAACAGAGATTGGGTTTTGGAGTTTTACAAACATTCTACCCAATGATCTAGGTGATGCTGATTGTGTAGCTAATTTGTCTAGAGATTTCTCAAGATCAATTAATTTACCTCGCGCAAAATCTTCAGCGACTTTAGCCTGCCTAATCTGGTTTTGAGTTTTAATATCCCCTTGGAATCCAATTGAGTTAATAAGCTCAAGCCTTTCAGTGCGAGTAGGTAACAAGGCTTTGATTATATCTAGGTAAGTATCTCCATTATCAAATTCAATGGACAATGCTTTAATGACCATTTCGTCAATCATATTTGCTCTAGTAGTCTCAGGCTGTTTTCTGAGTCCATTAACTAAGTTATTAATCAATGAAATGATTTCATTTTGTTTTGCAGGTTTGCCTACAAATTCATCATCACTAGCTTTGTATTGTTGAGCTTTACGTTCAAATGTGCTTTGATCTCCACGCAATGCGCGTTCAACTTCAGCAATAGTGGTTACTGCTGCTGCTTGTGCCTTTTTAGCGATCTCAGATGGCTTTGGCTGCAACTTGCCCTTAATGCCTTTAAAGAGCTCTCCTGATGCCATTCCTGCGTCAATACGAGCCATCATGTCACTAGCACTTAAAAGATCATCCTTAGAAGTAAGTTTGAATTTAACAGCGGACTGCTTACCTACATAGACCATGCCAAATCTAGCTTGGACAGTATCCTTGATGTCATTGTTTACGGTGTTTTCTAAATCCTTAATAAGATCAAGTAATTTAGTTTTGTTTGCAATGAACGCCGCACTAGTTGATCCGCTTTGTGAATTGCGATCAATCTCCATCCTGCGTAAAAGAGTATCAATAGATTTGCGTTTAGACGCATACACTCCACCTTTAGCTTTATAAAGATTACCAACGATCTCAGAAGCAACAGTAGCCATTGCATCGGGCTTGTTATTGGTATCGCTGTAAATAGAATTAAGTTCTGCCTTAAGCCTTTCTGATATGATACGCGCAATCTCAGGAGCGTATGCCTCATCATTAAGATTATTGAAGACGTTATCTAGTCCTTTATTTGTAATCTTAGCTTCAAGAGCTTCTCTTGTTTTAATAGCTAATTCCAATTCCTTT